ACCTGCGTACGCCCTTCTTCAAGGACTTTGGGGTCAGGGATGTAGTATATCTCAGGGTTGATAAGAGGTTTTTGCTGAGTAGGTACAGCAGTCCTCTCCAACAGATCAAAATAGTTCTCGTCGTCCATAACATCAAGGTTTTCAAAGTCTGAGATGTCAATGGTGGGAGAAGGGACTCTAGAAGAGGGTGGAGGGACCATCTCAACCAACAGGTTGCCCGCTATCATTGGACCTTTGTTACCTTTTCCGAAGCGTATCTTCTCAACCTCCTGAATTGCAAACTCAGCCTCTGCAGCGTACATCGGATTGCTCATATAGAGTTTTACTACCTCTGGGTCAACACCCGTAAGTCTCTTTTGGAATGCAATGGTAGCTTCAGTAACCTTTTCAGATTCTTTCACTGCAGCACGTCTTTCAAGCTCTCGCTCTTGCAGGATGTTCAGACGACCTTCTTTGACCTTAAGGTCGTACATTTCTCTGGTGAAAGCTCGTTCCTCATCACGTTCAGCTTTACGCAGGTCAACCTCTTCTTGACGCTCTCCCTTGCGAATCTTCTCTTCCTGCACTGCAGCGAAGCCTCTGTTAATACCCTGCCAGAAACCCATTACATTGCCCCCCGAGCCATAAGACCTTTAGATTCAACAGGAGCTTCCATGGGCATCTCTCCCATAGCTCCCATACCCTCTGCCTCTGCAGGCTCTTCCATTGAGATTTCTTTTACATCTTCTTTAGGCTTCACACCCATGTCAGCCAACATCTTTCTGGCTCTCTTAGAAACAGTGTACTGCCGCTGTCTCTCTTTAGCAGCCTTGTCCTCGAAGCCATCCTCAGCCTCAATGCCAGTGGCTTTAGCAGCCTGCTTGATGTATTCGTGGACGACAGGAGCAACAATAAGACCTACGTCTACAGAGTGTATCCCACTGGCCACAGCACCCCGCATGATACCAACTACGAGGGTCTGGATGTCCAAGTCTTCCAATTCAAGCAGGTCAAGAACACCCCCAAGCATCTCAGGCTCAGACAATCTGGTGAGGTGCATCTGGATTGCTTCTTCGGGATCATTGATCTCCGGGGGTCTTTCCCAAGCGTAGTTCTTAGGGGGGTTGGTCAAGGACTGACCGGGAATAGGGCCACTAAACTGTTTCATTATCGTGCTTCTCTTTACGGACGTGACTTAGGTTTAATCGTGTAGTCTACAGGACGCCCTGTGTATTTTTTAATTCGAGCGTTCAGGTGCTCTTCTGCAGGTCTCAGGAAGTACTTTGCAACGTATGCCGCAGCAGTTCCAGCATTGTTTGCAGTCTGAATGGTGTTCCAAGCTTCTTTTTCTTTACCTTGGATTTCTTGATACAGAAAGCTAAGCTGGGCATCCTCTTGTTCCATTGGGTTAGTGGGGTCGATACCCTGACGCTCAGCAAACTCCTCATACGCAACTCTACGGGGACCAGTCAGTTGGTACAGACCAAAACCACCACGAGAGCCTTTGACGGTAGGGTTCTCTTCATTGATAAGGGGGTCTAGATTACTCTCATCAGCAAAGTTCATCACAAAGCCTTCTGCGACATGCTCTGGCATACCTCTTGCGACCAGTTTACCTTTGATACGATCAGCATCTTCAGAAGCATAAGCAGAATACGACCTCTGGTAACCTACGTAGTCCCCCTCCCCCGGAAACCTCATAGACTCGTCTGAGGAGATGGCCTCAACAGGCGGGAGCTTTTCTTTTTCTGCAACAGGGATTACATCTGAGAACATATTTCTGATGTCGTTGAAGTAGCCAGCACGAATGGTCTCGAAGTCTGCATCACCCTCAAGACGGGCCTTCTTTCTTTCTTCACGTGCACCAAGACCGCCAGCAGCTTTCAGGGACTTACCTTCTGAAACTGACTCGCTGATACGGTCTGCAAGACTTGCAGTATTAAGGTAGTTCTTAGCGTACTTCATTATCCCCAGCCTCCAAAGATGGCACGTACAAGTAGTTCTGCTTTTGCACCCTTCTCAGCCTGAGATGCTTCCCACTTAGTGAGTTCTTCCCTCTTGTCCCCAAGCAGGAGTTCAACCGCACGATCCTTCTCAGACTCAAGAGCAGTAAAGGCATACGCAAGAACATCCCTCTCCTTCTGCCAAATCTGGTCAAGGGCCTTGGCTGTCAAAGCATTCTCAGTACGGGCGGCTTCCATGTTGGCTTCATTCTGTGCAGAAGTGTCCACAGTAGAAACATTCTGTCTCCAGACAGCATTGGCCTGAGCAATCACCAGAGAGTTGTTGGCATTGAACTGGTCCCTAGCAGCTTCGATCTGAGCATTGAAACGGGAAGTAGCGTTGGTCTCACCAGCATTGAACTGGTTGATTGCGTTCTTCTGTTCAGTATTGAATCTAGAGATATTGGACGACATATCAGCAAAGAACTGGTCAGTCTGGTTCTTACTGGCAGCATTGAACTGTGCAGCAGCATTGACAGCAGCCTGATCCGAAAGCATCCCGTTGATGACTGACTGGCTCGTAAAGATTGCAGTCTGTTGTTCATTATCGAGATTAGCGAGGTCCATCTGCAAGAAGTTCTGAGCGTTCTGGACCTGAGCCTGCTGACGGTTATTCAAGTTAGTGATGTCAACATTGGCCATAGCAGCAGCATCGGCAAGAACCTTAGCAGAGCGAGAGTTCAGGTTCTCAATATCAACAGTCTGTGCCAGCCTTGCATTCTCCATAGCTCTCTGCTGGTCTGCAGTAAAGTTAAGGTTAGCAATCTCACCGATACGGGCAGCATTCAGTGTACCAGTCTGCTGAGCATTTGTCAACTCCTGACCACGGATAGCAGCCTCAATCTGAGCATTAGCAAGAGCAGTCTGTTGACGATTGCTCAGGTTAGCCAGATCGACATTAACGGTATTTGACATGTTGAAGAGGCGAGTCTGCTGCTCATTATCAAGCTCAACACCACGCTCTTGGATTTGATTAGCTACGTTGAAGATGGCAGTCTGCTGACGATTATCCAACACCTTACCTTCCATCGTCGTCCGTGCAACAAAGTCTTGAACGAAGGCCTGCTGCTTGTTGTTCAAGTTAATATTATTGACCTCTGCATAACGCTCTGCATTGAGGATGGCAACCTGCTGCTCATTACCAAGAACTTGTCCCTGCAAGGATGCACGAAGTTGAGCGTTAGCCAGTGCAGACTGCTGACGGTTATTGACGTTGGTCAAGTCTACTTCCAAAGACTGTGTAGACTTCAGGATCAGAGCTTGCTGCTCATTGGTGATGTTGATGTCCTGCACCTCAGCAATGCGAGAGACATTGTACAGTGCTGCCTGCTGTTGGTTAGACAATACTTGACCTGTTAGAGATGCCCGAATGTTAGCGTCCTGAATGAAGGCCTGCTGACGGTTTGACAGGTTCAAGTTATTAGACTCAGCATAACGAGCAGCATTGAGTACCGCAGCCTGCTGTTCATTCGTCAGGATTTGACCCTGCAGAGTAGCTCTCAACTGAGCGTTAGCCAAGGCAGTTTGCTGTGAGGAGGACAAGTTGGCCAAGTCAACCTGCAGATTTTCTGAGCTTCTCTGTAGAAGAACCTGTTGTTCATTTGTCAAGTTTACATCGTTGACAGAGGCAATACGACTTGCGTTAAACATGGCCGTCTGCTGAGTGATGTCCATCACCTTACCCTCAAGGGCAAGACGTGCAGCAGCATCCTGCAGGAATGCTTGTTGCTTAGCATTGGCACCAAACTCTGCAGACTGGAAGGCCTGAGTGGACTTAAGCATTGCAACCTGCTGTTCACCAGTCAACTCTTGGCCACGGAGTGCAGCCTGAACCTGAAGGTTGGCAAGGGCAGTCTGTTGGGTAGCATCAAGGTTAGTCAGTTCAACTTGGAGAGCCTGAGCACTACGCTGCAGAAGAACCTGCTGTTCATTATTCAAGTTGATGTTGTTGACTTCTGCATAACGTGCAGCATTTGTGATTGCTGACTGAGCAACAATACCCAAAGCCTGACCCTGAAGAGCAGCCTTCATCTGAGCATTGGCTAGGACCACAGACTGCTGGTTGGACAGGTTCTGGGACTGAAGAGCAAAGGAGTTAGTGCTATTCTGCAGAGCAGCCTGTTGACGGTTATTCAGGTTGGTGAGTTCCATACCCTGTTGTGCAGCAGCATTGGCCAGAGAGACCTGTTGACGCCTGTCTACGTTAGACATCTCCATCTGCATGAATGCCTGAGCATCCTGAGCGGCGATAGGGGTTGCAGCCTCCATAGCAGCCTGAACAATAGCAGCACCAGCCATAGAGCTACCACCGATACCACGAGCAGCCATAGCAGCATTAGCCGCACGGATAGCACCAGCAGCCCACGCAGGGGTGCCGTTGTTGAACTGTTCCATCAGCTTGGACATCTGACCGGATACAGTAGCAGAGGGAGGGACAGTGCCCAGTTCAGCCTTAGCCAGAGCAGCCTGAGAGAGTGTACCCGTCTGGGCTACAGCGACAGAAGCAGAGTTGAGTGCAGTCATGGTAGCAGCCACTGCTTGCACAGCCTGTTCAGCCTGAACAATATCCTTGGCATTCACCAGTTCGGTAGCACCAACCTTGCCCTGAGCAGCCTGCAGGGTTTGCTGGAAGGAACTCTTAGCAGCCTCAGCAGTTGGGAACTCTCCAGCCTTTGCCGCATCTTGGACCACAGTCTCGTTGAGAGTAGCAGCCTGAGTCGGGGGAAGGTTGTAAGAAGTCTTAGCATCAATCAGTTCGCCAGCCTCAACCTTACCCTGAGCAGCCTCAAGAGTTCCTGCATAGTCAGCTTGTACACTAGCAGCCTGCTCTGCACTGAGGCCGAGACCTTTTGCAGCAACAAGTTCTTTCGACCCTACTTGACCCTCTGCAATCTGGGTAGTGATTTTATCATACTCGGTCTGAGCCTTGGCAAGCTGGTCTGCAGTGATCTGACCCTTGGAGAAGGCTTCTTTTGCAGTAAAAAGGGTTTGTTGAGCAACGGCCTGAGCAGCAGTCTGATCCTTACCAGCAACCTTGGCAAGTTCTTCTTGTGCAACTTTACCCTCGGCAACACCAATCTGACCCATCTGGTAGTCAGTGACAGCCTGAGCAGTGGGGGTCTTAGCAGAGAACTTTGCTGCAACAACATCCCTAGCCTGACCAGTAACCTGAGCAATAGCCTCGGGGAGGGACATACCCTGACTTGCGAGAGTAGCAGCCTGAGCTAACTGGTCAGGAGTCACTTTCATGTCGCCAGTATCTAGCACCTGACGAATCTGGTTAATCTGGGGTGCAGAGAGGCCAAGGGAAGCCAGTTGTTTAGCATCCATTGTCTGTGCAGTCACTTCGTCAGAGACTTTTCCGGTAGCAGCATCGGTCCCTTCTGCAACTTTTTTAACTGCAGCCCCAACCTGAGTAGCCTGCATGATTGAGGCGGGAGTTGGCGTGACAGTAGCAGCCTGTGCAGCCGCAGGAGCAGCAGTAGTAGTGGCTGTCGTTTGATCCGTGACTTGACCCGCACCCGGAGCAATCAGGGTTTCAGGAGTTACTGCAATCTTTGCTACGTCAGCCTCAGTGGTGAGAGAGGTAGGGTCTTTAATCAAAGCTTCTGATAGGACTGTCCCACCACTCTTTGCAGGGGCAGCAGTCACAGGTTTAACTACAGCAGCAGGGTTAGGAGTTACTACAGGTGGGGTTGTGGGGGGTTTAACTGCAGGTGTAGTAGGGGTAGTTACAGGCTTAACTGCAGGGGCAGCGGTGGAAGTAGCAGGAGTAGTGGGTGCTGCAGTTACAATGGGTTGGGTGCCCTGACGAGGCCCTTCGCTCTTTACTCCGGTAGTAGTATTCTGCAGAATGGGAATAAAACCTTTGTCTACCTCTCTAAAACCGACCACAATCTCCGTAGGCTTAGCAGCAGCAGGTTTAGCTACAGGAGCAGCCACAGGTTTAGCTACAGGAGCAGCCACAGGTTTAGCTACAGGAGCAGCAGTAGGAGTTACTGCAGGAGCAGCCACAGGTTTAGCTACAGAGGCAGCAGTAGGGGTAGCAGTAGGGGTAGCTACAGGTTTAGATAGAAGGCTGGATAGAAAACTAGATGTAGTAGGTTTAGCAGTAGTTGCAGGGGCAGCAGTAGCTACAGGCTTAACTGCAGGTGTAGTGGGAGTATTTCTTTTTTTAACATCTGCATCAGCCGTAGCTTTGTTGGGGTGTGTTGCCACAACTTTACCACTTGAATCTAGGACTTGATATTGACCATCCTTCCCAACAGGCCCCTTAACGACAAATCCACCAGCAGCATACCCAGAGACCTGACCACCCGCAGCCATGCCGCCAGTAGTTGTGCTAGTACGCTTCTGGAGAGCACGAGAGAACTTGCCCATACGAGCAGCTACACCCGGACTGGATTGGATGAAAGCCTCCATGGCTGGACCTTCTGCAGGACCATTGTAACCCATCTTAGAGAGTAGGCTATATTTTTGATTGGTATCGAAATCCACAGAGGCTCTCCAGTTTATTCTTCTATTGTACTATAAATCGTAACCTATTACAAGTACTTTACCAAGGTGTCCCTGTCAGGGTGGTAGGAGCTTTCTGAGCATCAATCTGGCTCTGCAGGGCAGCTTCCGTCTCAGCCTTGTCCACTGATCCCCAGACCCATGCCAGAACATCAGCTTCGGTGAGTTGGTCATAGGGCTTGAAGCCCGGTGCGGTGGCGTCAGGAGTGAAGCCTGCGGTGCCATAGGACGAGGCACTGTGGTCCCCATCAACGGCAGAAACAGTCCAGTGGGCAACCGTCACACCACCATCCGTGGCATTGCGGTCAAGCTGGGCGATGGCCCAAGTGATAGTGGCGGTCATTCGGTTTCTCCTTGTGCCAGCGAGGCGGTAAGCATATTGACGAAGGCATCACGGCCCACACGCAGTTGGTCTAGGTTGAACTGAGCAGAACCCATCTTGCGGTCCAGATCAGCAATGTGGTTGATGAGAACCTTCTGCTGATCGTTCAGTTGGTCCTCAGTGTAGTCTTTGTTGTCGATCGTGATGACGAATGGTTTTTTCTCGGCCATCTTGATCCTCCTTTCGGGGTTGGGGGTTAAACGATATGCACCAGTTTCTCACCAGTGATGCTTTCCAGCAAGCGGATCGCCTTGAGCATATCCACGTTGATGCGCTTGCCGTCACGCTCTGAGTAGTAAGACCACGCCATATCTTCAGACGGGCCTTCCGGGATTAGGTCGAAGTTGTGGGGCGACAGGGTGGTAACGTTGCCCGCTTCATCTCGGACCTTCAGTTCGCTGCTAGACGACACGTCCTCGGCATAAAGAACGACACCATTTGTGACCGATCCGGTCGGTGCAGTCCCGTTGAAGATCGCCAAGGATGCCGTAGCGGATGCAGGGGTTGCGGTTCCACCGATTAGCACGTTGCCCGCAGGGGTGATCCTCATGCGCTCAGCGTAGCTGGTCCCGTTGTGGTTGCCGATGGCAAGGTAAGCGGCCGCCGTATTGCCGTAGACAAGGGTGGTATCCACAGAGCCAGCGGACTGGTTGTTGTAGATAGACAGGCCGCGCTTGCTGGCAATGGTCGTGGTGTTTCTGGCGGGGACGGTGAGAACGTCAAAGACCTCAAGGAGTCCGGCAGGGGTCGTCGTCCCAATCCCTACGTTGCCCGTGCTAGTGACCCGAAGCCGCTCAGCCCCATCCGTCTCCACCGTCACGGTATCAGCCGCAGGGAAACGGATCGCAGTGTTGGTGTCTCCGGAATGGATGATCTTATCCGTGATCGTTACGTTACCGTTCACGTCAAGCGCAGTTGTAGGAGAACTCGTTCCAATCCCCACGTTGCCTGATGTGTCGATCCGCATGCGCTCAGTGCCGCTTGCGTACTTCCAGACAAACGCCCCACCAGAGTTCTGAAACACGAAGCTCCCGGTCGTTCTTCCGTATACGCCGCAATCGTTGGCAATAATATCTGGATCACCGAGGGTTATTGTCTGGTCGGACGCCCCTGTAGTCTGAAACCACGCCGCCGCTGACGTGGTGGCGGACTTTACCGTAAGCAGATTGGAGGGGGAGGTAGTTCCGATACCTACGTTACCCGCAGAGGTAATCCTCATGCGCTCGGTGCCACTCGTCTCAATCGTCACGGTATCAGCCGCAGGGAAGCGAATGGCGGTGTTGGTGTCTCCGGAATGGACGATCTTGTCGGGGATGGTCAAATCGCCAGAAGCAGTCACCGTGGTGAAGGTACCAGCAGCAGCAGATGCCCCACCAATAACAGCACCATCAACAGTGCCGCCGTTGATGTCAGTCGTTGTCAACACAGAAGAAGCCAGAGTGACTACGCCCGTCGAGTCCGCAATCGAACCCGCAGAGGTGCCATCCTTAGCCTTGATGGTGGTGACTTCAATGTTGGTGGTGTCCACGGTCGTGGCGTTGACTGTGGTGATGTTGCCCGTAGTGGCGGTAGCGGTAGTAAAGGTGCCAGCGCCAGCAGAAGAACCACCAATCGTAGTACCATCAATCGTACCACCGTTGATGTCCGTTGTGGTCAACACAGAAGAGGCCAGCGTAACTACGCCCGTGCTGTCTGCAATGGAGCCTGCTGCGGTGCCATCCTTGGCCTTGATGTTAGTTACTTCGATGTTGGTCGTATCAACGGTAGTAGCATTCACCGTAGTGATGTTGCCTGTAGTAGAACCAAGGGTGTTGATGGTGATAGCATTAATTGTGCCACCCTCAACCTTATCACCACTGATCTGATTATCAGCAAGGGTCAGGGTTCCTGCAGACACATTGAGTGTTTTGCCTGCCCCTACAGTGATGTCAGAGGTAGCAATGGTAGCGTTATCAACCGTACCCCCATTGATGTCTGCAGTGGTAGCAACAAGAGAAGCAACAGTCATAACACCAGTAGTGTCAGCAATAGTGGCTGATGCTGTGCCATCCTTGGCTTTGATATTAGTGACTTCAATATTAGTAGTGTCAACGGTAGTAGCATTGACGGTCGTAATGTTGCCCGTAGTGGCTGTAGCAGTGGTGAAGGTACCAGCAGCAGCAGATGCCCCACCAATAACAGCACCATCAACAGTACCACCATTAATGTCTGCGGTAGTCAGAACTGAAGAAGCCAGAGTGACCACACCTGTTGAGTCAGCAATGGAGCCTGCAGCAGTACCATCTTTAGCTTTCAGGTTAGTGACTTCAAGGTTTGTAGTATCAATAGTAGTGACGTTTACGGTACCGAGGGTTGTTGTGCCAGTGACATTCAGAGTGCCAGTGACAGAGGCATTCTCGTCAACAGTCAGTGTGTCTACTTTGGCAGTGCCATCCAGATAGAGGTCTTTGAACTCCAACGTAGAGGTGCCCAAGTCAACCGTATTGTCAGTCTTGGGGCGAACCACTGAGGTTGTGATGACAACATCCTGAGCAGGTCCAAGTGCCTTGATGGGTGCACCACCACCAACCGTACCATCATGGTCATGACCAGTAGTAACATCGTAGGCTGCTTGAATAGCATCGAACTCACCATCCAAATCGGCAGCATTGATAATATTACCATTGGCAATGTTGTTTGTAGTGTCGTTGCGGATATAGCCTGTTGCCATTTTACTGCCTGTCGTTGTTAAGGTACTCTATGGTAATAGCATCCAAAGAGAAGGGTGGTGTAATGCTTTCGAAAGCATACTGGAGACTGATAGTAAGCCCAGAGCCAATCATCTGAGCAGAGAAGGAGTAAGTGAGTCTTCCACCATACTGAGCGGTTCCAAAGATAGCAGCACCATAAAAGAAGGGATTGTCTGCCGTATTTTCTAGGTCAATGGTTGGAGGTTGGATTGTGCCAGACTGGTCGAAGTTTAGTCTTGGAGCCACTGTGCCAGAGATAGAACCTTCTGGGTTGAGGTATGTTGTCAGTTTGTAGAAAGTCTTTCTTACTCTGGGATCAGTGAGTGGCAGGTGTGGGGTAAAGTACTGAGCACGGATAACCTCACCATCAAAGCTGTTGCCAGACTCCATTCGGTAAGTGTATCCATCTCTATTCGCAAACAAAACTGTTTCAGAACCATCTGCAGCGGAGTAGATACTGTCTGCAACGTAGGCCAAGATACCATTCACTTCGGCCCAAGCCATGCCCTGTGCAGTCTGGTCTGCAAACTGAGTGGCAAGAACTCCAAGAGAAGTCTCAGATGTTTTGCTTGCAGCATACCCAAACATTCTGTACTGATTTTTACCACGTATCACGCAAGAAGTAAAGCTGGTATTTCCTGAAACGAGAGATTCTACTTCAGACTGGATAGGACGGGAAGACACAGCAAGACCAAAGTCACCGATACGATCTGTAGCACTCAGTAGTCTCACACCATCAGGGCCGAGGAAGGCAATGTCCCCACCAACTTCCTGAATGGTGTCTGTTCTTACACACCCAATGTCCAGTGAAATAGGTTGGAGTTGAAAGTCCCCAATAGTGTTGCCAACCAGTCTGTGTATCTGGTTAGTACTAAAAATAATCAATTGCTCTCTAAAAACAATCAGACCCGTGATTACGTGGGGTGTAGTGATAACACCTGAACCTAGAGCGACAGAGAATTCAGTGTCTGTGTAGGGTGCAGTGAATACAAGAGCGTTGTCTTTTGCAAAGAAGAGTTGATTCTTGAACTCAGCAACATGAGTGGCACCAAGGATGTCTGACGGCGCACCAGTCATTGCCGTAAAGGTAGTTCCATCGTACTTGAATGGGTAATTAGTTCCATCGACACCAGCAATAGTAGAAGTCCCGGTGAAGGAGTAACGCTCAAACCGCATCTTACCACCGAGAGACCTGTCTGTACTCAGAAAAGTGATTGCAGCGTTGTTTGCTGGGGAAGAAGCCAGTGTGGGTGTAATGGTGAGAGTTGCCCCACCAGATGTCACTGTGACACTGCTTGTAATGGTGTAGACTTTTTCAATGCTCGCTATAGTAAAGGTGTCACCAATCTGAGGGATTCCAGTAAGACCATCAATGATGAGACTTGTACCTGTCTGGCTCCCACCATTCACGAGCACAGTGCCGTAAGCAGGTTTATTGATCCTAATCCAACCAGTGCCGTCGGACTCCCAGATATTCCCACCACGAGACACCAAAGCTCTCTGATGGTAATAGATGAGTCCCTCTATCAGGCTCTGAGTATTAGAGAAAGTTACTGCTGCTTTATCTGCAGGGGAGGATGCCAAAGAAGCACTAAGCGTCAGGGTGGCATTCTTAGAGGTACTGTTAAAAGTAACTTCAACAATAGTGTAAGTTCCAGTCACACCTGCAACAGTAAGGGTATTCCCAATGGCTGGGGTTTCAAAGATGTTTGCAATAATGAGGGTTGTGCCTGTCTGACCACTGCCCTGTACGACAGGTTCACCATAGGGTGGGACAAAGGCGCTATCGAATTTAGTGTAACCCAGAATACGTTTATAGCCACCCTCAATGGACGGCTCAAAGTTAGTTAAACGTCTGGCTGTTCCCGGTGCAGTCAAACCCTGCTGGAGAGGAGAGATGTTTGTAACAAGACCCCCCTTAATCTCAATAGGGAAAGTTTCCCATGCTGTCGGCATCTCACCCAACCCGCGCGTTGTTAGAAATGTTTCTCATAACACGGGTGTCTCTGACATAATCATAACGATTGATGTAGAGGGTTCTCATGTCCTTAATACCTTCATCAAACTTCTGCAGGTGCAGGGTAGCATCCTGAGTGTTACCACGGAAAGTGTATGCGTAGTACATAGCACCATCAACAATGACAGAACGAAACTGCTCTGACAAAGAAGGTACGTCTGTAGCATTCACCAAATCAATAGGAAGCCTGTAGTATTCGTAAGCCAACTCATACTCGTAGTTCGGTGCGGGATGCACTCCATAACCTTGATTTGGGGTTCTAAACACCCTCTGGGGAAGGCTCCTGATGGAAGTATTTGCAGTATTGTACTCATCGTCTATATAGTTTTCTAGGTAGTCTTCGTAAGAGATAATACGGAGTTTCTGAGTAGTGTTGTTAAAAGTGTCGTTACGCTTAATTCTAAACGTGTCAAAATCAATCGTCTTTGCATCGTTGGGGTATGAGTATCTGATTGTACCGGGAGTCAGGGTTTCCTCTTGCAACACGTGGTTGAAGGGCCACTCGAACTGACTCTGACCAATGTACTGAATGGCAGAGTTAATGGAGTCTTTAGCAGAAGAATAGAAGCCAACAGCAGAAGCAAAGTTGCTGGATGTCAACTCTACTTCATTGAGCCTACGATTTACATCATTCACAAGGCCAAGAAAATTGTAAGCTGACACGTTGCCTATCCTTCACAGATAAAAGTGAAGGGTGCCCCCTAGAGGACACCCTAATGTTTTAATTAGGCGAGAGTGTCGCGGTCAACTTCTGCAGCGGTCTTACGTGCATCAATGTCAATCAGAACAGCCCACACACGAACAACACCCGAGGTCGGGGCAGTCGTAGCGGTGGCAATCGTCAGGTCAATGGTGTCAGCAGTACCACCAACCACGAGGGGCTGGAAGGCAGCAGCGTTCTGAGCGTAAGCGCCAGCAGCAGCAGCGTCAAAGTCGAAACCGTCAACAAAAACGTCAGCATCCGCACCAGTGCCGAGGTCCAGAGTGTTGTCATTCGACTCACCACCAGCAGCGGTGATAACCTCGAAGCCAGCATTCAGGATCATGGTATTGGTGGGGACCGAGATAGCTTCGATCACGTCAGCAGCAGCCAGAGCCGAACCCTTGGCAGTAGCAGCAGCGGCGAAGTCAACCAAGACTTCTTTGAAGTAGGGCATACGCCCAGCGGTGAAGCCATCAACAGACCCGCCCGCGAGAGTGGTAACAGTAGCCATTTAAGTGTCCTTTCCTATGGCGGTTAAGGGTACCCCACAGAGGGATACCTTAGGGTCTATATTAGGCGAGGTTGTAACGAGCAACCGTCAGAGCTTCCGGGCGCAGAATCTTACGACCGTACAGGTGCATACCACGCACGATGTCAGCGAACGAGTCCGGGTCACGGTAGGTCTCGGTCTTGTTGATCTGCTCAGCGGTAGCCACAGCCGAGTCATGACCAGCAACGATCACACCGTAGTTCGTGGACTGTGCGCTGGAGTTACCCACGAAGGACGAACCAGTACCGACTTGCGGCAGGTTGTTCGACACGTAGACGCGGAAGCCGTTCCAGTTCGTCAAAACCAGACCGTTACGCAGAGCACCCGACTCACCCTGATCTGCATTCAGGAAGCGCGAATCTTCGTCCATCAGGACTTCCATCATCACGGGGTCAATCACCAACCAACGGCCAGCTTTGTCCACGTTCTGCTGGTCGAGCAGACGGCCCATGCGGTTAATCAGCATGACAGGCGAGACATGAGTGGTAGGGAGAGCACTAGCACCCGGAAGACGAGCAGCAACCGGGATAGAGTCCCCAGCGCTACCAGCCGTGGTGATGTTGCCAAACGAAGGACGCGAGAGCTTCATCGAAGACAGCAGTTCATCCGAACCAGCCGTGGTGATAGCTTTGGTGCCATTCACAACGTCATTCACTGTACCAGCGTTAGCATGGAGAGCGGTCTGCTTGTAGCCCGACAGATAGCCCAGAACTTCTTGGTCATGGTTGTCAGCCAAACGGTAGGCTGCACGGTTGGTAGCAAGGTCCATGAAGTTGACGTGCGAGTGGGCTTCTTCGATGTCATCAACTTTGAAGGCAAAGTAGTTAGCCTTGTCGATAACCAGCGAGAAGTCTTCATCGTCGAGGTCTTGAGCTTGAATCTGGGTACCACGTGCGTAGTTCGAGACCGAGATTTCCGGTTCTTTGATGATACGAACGGTATCACCCTGAGCCGAGATTTCACCGAAGTAATCCGAGTTAGTGATGTCACCAACCACAGTTGCTTTACGGAGAGCGAGTTGAACTTTCTTCGAGTAGATGACCGAAGAAAAATTTCCATTGGGCAGGTTCGACCAGCCAGCAGCAGTTTGGAAAGCCATGAGAAAATCCTCCTATGATATTTGGCTTTGATTAGAAGCAAAACATTTCTATAAGAGGCTGACGGGATTCTAGGGTGTATGGTCTGGGTTTCATAAGGATCAGTTATGATGAGAAGATCATAGGCCTGTACTTAGTCAGGTAAGTCTTACTTGATGGTTAAGCTTTAAGGGAAAACAAATAGCCATGGGTGTCACTAAGAGGCCACAGCTATTTGTGGTAGTTATATGAAGAAGTCCTTAGTTGTCAAGCACTATCTTGCGCCACCGGAGAGATCATACACAAAAGTACCCTTACGGATAGATTCCATGATTTTGCCCTCGTTCTTGGCGTATTCATCCATGTTCATTTTGGCAACACGGGATTCGTAAATCTTCTCACCGTCCTTATCGAAGTCCACGTTGGCCTTGGTTTTGGTTTGGATGAGAGAGGCAGCATCTTTGCTCTTTGCCTTTAGGGCCGAGGGGGTGAGACCCTTATCGACTTTGTATAGGTCAAGGACACGGATTACTGCATGGGCATCTTCTTCGTTCTCGTAGAGAGCATCCTGAACCCACTTGGGTTGTTCTTCTACCCAATTATGGAATTCGTCAGACTTACGGAGGTTATCAAAGTCAGAGTGAGACACTCGGATAGCATCAAGAGCTTTATTCCGTACCGCCTCAACAGACAACTTTTCATACTCATCAAACTTGTTCTTGTACTTTGAGAGCTTTTCTTCTGCTTTCTTATTTGCAATAGTCTCAACAATGGATGCAACATCAGGATACTTACTGGCCCAAGCTGCAATATCTTCATCAGACTTAGGGGGCAAAATACGTGCACTGGGTGACACAGAGTTCTTCAACTCCTCAAACTTCGTCTCCCACTCTTTTTCTTTCTCGGAAAGGTGTCTACGTAGATCACCATAGCGTTTCTTAAAAGACTTCTCTTCCGGGTCGTTAGGTTCAGGCTCAACCTCTTGGGTCTTAACCTCTTCCTTAGGTTCTTTTTCTGGAGCCTTTGTATTATTAATTAGCTCTTCAAGTTCTTTTTCCTCATCCTCAATACGCTTACGATTACGACTGCTGAAAGAGGAATCAACGTAGACTTTAGTTACAGACATTCTTTATCCTTTATGTTGGGGCCAGCCTTGGCTGGGTAGCCTTATTGTTTGTATAGCACAGTCTTGGTTAGGAGGCAAGACCTTTTCTACTACGAACAGTTTTTTGGGGCTTACTAATCAAACCACCCTCTGCCCTTCTAGTAATATCACCTTGTGCTCTTGATACAGCCTCTTTGTCAGCTTTTTCTTTATCTGTCTGAGCAGCGGCCTTATCTGCGAGTGCTTTGTCTGCAGCAAGATTACCCACAGCAGCCTTATCTTTAGATGTTCCTACTGGAGTACCTGAAGTGCCTTGTTGGTCTCTTCCCCCTGATCTGGTTACGCCACCGCTAGGATCAGTATCACCGGGGATATTACGTCCAGCACCTGCCGTAGACGCAGTGGCATCAGAAGGTTTACCTGCCAGACCTGTGCTGGGGGCTGTGTCAGTAGCCTTACTGGTATAAGCTTCCCACGCGTTCTTTTTCTGAGTGCCTTGGGCAGCAAGGTCAGTTTTTACTGCAATAGTTGCAACAGGCGTACTCAAACTGTTTTCCATGGATTTAATTGCAGCTTCGAGGGTATTTTTTTGCTCTTTAGACATAGGCTGAGATAGGGCAAACTGTGCATTTGAAAGTGCACTCAGCTTATTAACGTCGCTGATTAGACCTCCAATAGGAGTTTTACCAAAAAATCCCATCGTATTTTCTGCACCTTTAAGTGCATTCATACCAAAAGCAAAGGGGTCAGACTTAATCGCATCAGAATTTTTTTCGGCCCAACCTTGATAGTTCATCCCAACAGAACCTTCACCAGTCGTGGGAGTTTGATCCATATCTCTTCCACCACGTTCAACCTCTACAGGTTTTACACTGGGGGTTTGGATTCTTGGGGCCTGAGTACCACTCTGAGACTGTTCTGCAAGGGCAGGGGTCCACGGAACAAAACCTTCAGGCACAAAACCCATTGGCAGGCCGTTAAGGAATTGAACTGTTTTTTCTTCGCCAGTTGTGGGATTAATATATTTACGAGCTTCAAAAGCATCTGAAGATTCTGGGATAGTGAATTGAGTACGATCAAAAGTAGAAGTGCTGTCTCTTGTAAGACCACCCTCTTGCATACCCATGGGGCCACCCATACCTTCAGGCATCTGGTACATGGTAGCTTGGTCTTGGTAAGGAGTAGGAGCAGGCTGCTCAACCATGCCACCATAGGCCATCCGCACAGGCGCAGTCCGAGCACCCCCCACAGGCGCAGCCCCAGAGCCTCCTAGAGCCTCAACCAGCATCTGCTCTTCCTCAGGGGTAAGCTCTTCATCTTGGCTCTCCATGGGCACTCCCTGAGCGTTTACGGGGGTACCACCGATACGACCGTCAGACTCCATCTCCATCATGCCCTGCTTAGCCTGAGCACGAAGGTCTTCGAAGAATCTTACACCGTAGTAGCGCAACACATCTGCAGGTACAACATACTCACCCTCAGAGAGTTGGGCAGGAATGTCATCTCGCACTTCCGAAGCCAAGGAACCCGGAGGGATTTCGTTACCAGTGACAGGCTCACGGTTCATTCCGTCATCAGCCATACCACCTTCTTGCATCAGTCTATTCATTTGTTCATCCTCTACCATGCCACCTTGGGCAAATCTTGGGCGGGTCAAGTCCCTGTCTCCTGCAAGCCCACTAAACTCAATCTTTGTACCCTTAAGTTTCTGATCCACTACGGCAGGCAAAAGATTTGTCTCCCTTAGAGTTTGACTGTAATAGTCTTCCAAATCACTATTTATCGCAAACTCTTGTAGTTCATTTTGGAACAATCTGTCCCTGCTCCCAAGGTCACCAGAAGTATATTCATCCCCATAAATCCTTGTAAAAACTCTATCAAGGTCTTCATCCGACAAATTTACGAGTACGTCTGTGACACTACCCTCATAGGACTTGGGGTACGTCATGTCAATTTTTTCAACATTGACTCCACCAATAGCTTTAAGCTCTTTCAGCTTTTTATCTACTGCCGTTATGTATGTTTGGTAAAAACCGCTTTTTTTAGAGACTGCATCCAGATAGAGCTTACTGCCCTTAGGGTGCCTAGCTTCAACTATCTTTTCAAAAGGTGGAATAACAAGTGTTGTAATGCCACGTCTCTGCCCTTCTGCCAGAAGAGAGTCTATGGCCAAACTTACAGATTCTCCAATCTTTTCAATAGGAGGTTTTCTAACAGCGACTTCTGAGGGTTTTGCAGACCTCAAGATAGTCTCAATAACACGATCTATGTTGTAAGTATCGGAGGTGGTTTTATTGAAGGCTTTTTGAACTGCCTGCCTAGTTTGTTGGTACCTATCTGCACCTTCTGGAAGAGTTGCCAAGGAGACAATATTCCTTTTTTCCCCTTCGTCTAACTCGTTCCAGCGTTGTAGAAGCTGTACTTGTGGGTTGTTTTCTGGTGTAATCTCAACGATCTTAAGCTCTGCTGTGTCATCATCCCATACAAAATCTTGATAACCGTCTTCAATAGCTTGCGTAAGTTGAGTGCCAAATTCAGTGTCAACTTTCGTCAAGTTTTCGTCAATGCTTGCAGTGCTTCCTTTACCTGCAGGTAAAAACCCTTTTTGCAATAAGTCGGACTGGAACTCTTCTGCCAAGATAAAGTCTTTATCAGAAACACCCTCCAACGGACCTTTTACAGAAGCTCTGGTATGCGCAATAGTGTCCTCTGAGTAGTGATTGTCTTTTGGCTTAAAGGTCGTCCCATCCTTAGCTTTTGCTTCAATAACAAGCTCAAAGTAATCCTTCTCATCACCCCCCAGACCCAAAGCTTTCTGCCTTTGAAAAACTCCAAACTCTTTAGTATTCTTAACAGAAACATCATAGGTTTTATTGCCCACGATATCAACAAGCTCTTCCTTAGAGTAAAGTTTGTTTGGGTCAATCTCAAGGTTGAGTGCAGTCCATTCAGTGTCGCGCACGTCAGGGTTTTTCTTTAGTTGCTTTAAGAAACGTGCGCCAAGAAGACCCTTCTTCCCAACTTCCATAGCTTGAGTTGCTTCTTCCGTAGCAGACCTAAACTGTGTGCTTGGGGCTTCTTTTGGACCTAGTTTGCCTGAGAAAGATTGTCCAAGCCGGATACCAAGTTCCTGTAGATCACTGATCGTAACATCGTCTGGGATTACTGACTCATCATATTTGTACAAAAGCCTCCTTGCGGAGTCTCTAGGGTCTTCAGAGTAGGCTGCATCAGCAATGTCTCTTACCAAGTTCTCATCTGCATTTTCTAGCAAAGAAAGACTTCTAGCGTAAAACATTTGACTTGCACCGCCACCCCTCTTTTTAGCAGCCTCAAGTTGCTCTGCATAGTCTTTTTTAACACTGCTCAAAGCACTTTGGAAGTCTGGGGTAACCTCCCCTTTTTTCGGAAGATATTTTTCTACTGGGGGAAGGTCTGTTCTGTTTTTTCTTGCAGAAAAAGTACTCGGTTTAGCTGTGACACCTCTAAGGTTGTCTTGGCCCTCATTAGTTGCACTTTCAACAGCCTGAGCACTCAAGCCTTGTGCGGGTTTCTTGGATTCAGTTCTGAACTCTTTATCACCGTCAAGCAAAGAACGCATTTGGCCCACAACATCAGCCTGAATCTTGCCGGGGATAGCAGCCTTAGCTACTGTCGTTGCACCCTTGGCAGCAGGGACCAGAGAGGAAGCAGTGATTGCATCACCAATGACAGCCTCTCGTGCTTTAGTAACCTGTTCGTCAGTGGCTTCTTGATAACCTACACCATACATCCGCTTGATTCTGCCATCAAGGCTTTCTGCACCAAGTCTGGAAACGCTATCGGAAATCTCTGTAGCAACATCTTTTGTCGTCTCAATAGGGCTTGTGACAAACTCCTTGGCACCCTCGTAGGCACTGACAGCCATGTTCTTTAGAGTACCAATTTCGTCCTCGTTGAAAGCTTTACCAAAAGCTTCCCCAAAGGATTCATAGTCGTTATCAAGGCCAATGATATTGTCTACAAGAAGGTCTGTGTAAGAAAGCCCTTTTTGCTCTGGAGTTTCTGCTCTGGCTTTTAGGTAAGCAGACTTACGATTTGGGGCAGAAAAAGCTTCTTCTGTTTGGTCCTTGAGTCTCATTCTGCATTCACCTTGTCACGGAGTTTCATCAGGTTCTTCAAGGCTTGAATCTCCCCTTGAGTCCGGTAAATATCCACAGTGTCTGTAACCTGTTCAAGCTTCTTATAGCAGGCTTGGATTCTGTTACCCAACTCTTGCTGGAAGTCTGTCCAGAGTTCTTTATTGTTGACGAAAGGCTTTAGGTTCACTGTTGACCCTCACCAGTATTGGCTGAAAATCCTTGCTCACCCGGAGTGGGGACAGAACCAGTACCTATGTTGCCACCACCAGAGCCTGTCGTATCCTGAGCCTGAACACCTGCAGGAGCGGCAGGAGGCTGTCCGGGTTGTTGCCCTTGCTCAGGAGCGGGAGGCTGAGTTGCTTGGAAGCTCTTGAGGATTTCGGCTTGAATGGCTGCACGTTGCATAGAGTTTGCAACCTTATCAGGGTCAAGGTCCATGGACTTAGCAATCTCACGAACAATGTAATCCATACGAGCAAACGGAGCTAGAACAGGGTTCTGGACAACACCAAGGAACTGCATCAGACGCTGCGAACGAACTTCGTTGGCCATCAAGGATTCAGTGCCAGCAGCTTTAACTTCTAAGTCACCCTTAATCTCAGGGTCAAAGTCAAACTGCATATTGAAGCTGAATAGGGCCTTACCAAGAGGGGCAAGCAGGTAGTCGTCGATGTTCTTGACCACAGTGCGGATAGAACCATTAGCAGCAGACATCAGCATAGAGATGCCCGAGGCTGTACGACCAACACCACTCACACCAGTCTGGCCATGGGCAAACGACGGGAACCCAGTAGATTCATCGGCCAATACTCTGGCTTTATCAAACATCTGCATATTTTCGTTGGAGACGTTGGGGAACTTTGTGCCGAAGATAGCTTGACCCGGAGCGCCACCCTGACGCCGGAAAACTTTACCGGGGTACACACTCAAGTCTTGACCGGGAACAAGGTTTGTCTCGTCCACTTCAATCAACAGGTTGCCACTCAGAGCAGCGTTGTCCACTGCCATACGCATAAACCCGTTCATCAGGGTCTGAGTGTCGTCCATATTCTCTGCAACACCAACACCCCATATCGAATAGGGATTAATCTCATAGGGGACAACATAGAAGGGGATGATCGTGGGTGTGAAGGGGTTCATCACAAGGCGAAGAACTCTGCCATTGCAGACCCAGATATTGACTGACACTTCAAGTTTATTCTTGAGTGCAGCAGGGATGGTAACATTGTGGTTCTCTAGAATTTCTTTGTCCACATTACCCCAGAACTCCAGAACTTCATATCGCTCTGTGCTGGGTTGTTGAGCATCATCCTCCATAACCTGTTCCCACCACTCTTTGATGTAGTTGGGGCCAAACTTGATTGCAGTTTCAATCTCATTCTTACGGAAATAAGGTCGGGTAGCAAGCTTACGGAGATCACTGCGAGACATCTTGTGACGCTCAATAGCAAACTCAGACTCTTCCATATTGTTGGCATCTGGGTCCGGGTAGAAGTTCCAGATAGATACATTAGAGACCATGGGGACAGTCTTAATTACTGGGTCATAAGCACCCTTATCATCCCAACGAGGATATTCTTTATCGACTGCAAACGGACCCTTCATAACGCCAGTCCCAAACAGGGCGCACTCAAAGGCAGTAGACCGCAGGTGCTTGGAGGCATGAGACTCTTCAAGTTGGTCGTGGATTTTCTTTTCCATCTTCTTGGCTGCAATCATGGCAGGTTCGAAGGTGATCTGAGAGGGAGTCATGCCGGGGCCGGGACGAACTTCTTCGACAGGCTCAAGCTCTTTCTTGAGTCCACCAAGGCGCTCACGATAGTCCTGCATGGTCTCGCCGGGAAGCAGAGGTTTAACACCAGCAGACTTTTCTGCCTTCTTCACTTCGTCGTTAGTCTCAATATGGGCTGTATCTACTACACCCTCAGGGAGCGTAGTAGGGTCAATAGTGATAGGAAACTTATTACCACCGAAGAGCACCTCGGTCATCTGCCCGAAAGCAGCAAGTACTTTAGTCTTAGTAACTTTGACAAATACCTGAGATTTTTCAGTATCAGTAAATTTGACATCAGGTCCGTACAGACCGCGATAATTGCGATAGGCCGTAATCCAACGATACTCCTCCGTCTCTCTCGCAGTCTCAGCCTTAGAGAAACGCTCTTCCACATAGGAGACAATCGTACCTGCTTTTTTATCAGTGTTCGTGTCGCCAGAAGTATCCTCGACTGCAAGCATCTTAATGCTGTCGGGGGAGATGTTGTCTTCTTCCATTCTCATTTCCAATTTGTGTTAGTAGCCGAAAGTACTGTCAGCGATCTGAAAGCCAGTTCTGCCAGAGTTAGGGTCGAGATCAAATAGACCACTTCTCGGGCGAGTCATAACCCCGTATCTCAGGGCATCGTACAGGTGATCTTCTGCCTTGGTGTCTACATCTTCTGGGTTAGTTTTATCTAGGGGAAGAGATGGCAGTTGAGAGATCAGGTTCTTACAAGTATTGAAGATAACCATTCTGGGTGCATCTGTGTAAGCATCATGTTGCAAACGCCTGTGGATTTCGTTCTTACCTGCGATACGAGAACCCTTACTTCTGTCTGAAGGACGCCAGCGGCATCCCTTTAAGATCATACGTTCAGCAATGCTAGGCCCAGTATCCCCACGCTTGTGCCAGAGGGAGGAGTCAAGAACACCATAACGCATCTTTTCCCCAGACTCTTCTCCCAGAATCCTGTCTGCCAAATCTTCTGCAAGAACCTTCGAGACGTACAACTCACGGTACACAACCAGTTGCTCATCGGGGGCTACAGCAAACCAGAGAACACCAGTATAAGAACTATACCCGTAGTCAGCAGCACGAAATCTTGGCCAGCTAGTAGGGATTTCAAACGGGTCAATGACATGCAATCTACGATTAAACTCCGGGAAAGCAGCACCCTCTGCAGTATCCCAATTACCCTCCAGAAGCTGTTTTCTCTGGTGCTCAGGGAGAGACAAGAGGTTGGCTTCGTACATACCATCATCGGCCAAGTAGGGGTTATCGAAGAGGGTTGCAGGAATAAATCGTCTTTGAAAGAGTGGCTCTCCCCCTCGGGAATGACCTTTGGGCCACTGCAGAGTTTCACCTGTCTCCGGGTCGATAGCCCAGAATACTTTACCGGGAGGTGAGGGATCAATGAAGGCTTTCTTAACCCAGTGGTGTCCTGCCCCTCCGGGGTTGGTTGTAGCTCTCTGGTACAGCTTGAGGCCGCTATCACGAGTTGTCCTGAGACGAGAACGCATATAGTTCCAAGCGTAGGGACTAGACCACTGGGTAAGTTCGTCGAAACCAATCCAGTTGTATGCCTGACCTTGATAGCGAGTAACGTCATCATCTGAGTCTAGGTAGCTCATCCAGAGTGTTGCTCCAGAAGGTGCTACCCAAGTCTTGTCTCTCTCTAAAAACTTAATCCCCGGAATAGCTCTGGGATACAGCATCTTCGAAACAGAAATTAGTTCTCTAAGTTCTTCTGTAGACTTACGCACCAAAAGCATCTTGGCGTGTTCATTGTTTAGATAACGTACTGGGTCTGCCAACATGGCGTAGGATTTACCACCACCTGCTGCACCACCATAGAGAACCTCTTGCTCATCTGCAGACAAGAACTCTGTCTGAGGTCCGGGGTTGGGTTGGAAGATAACTTCCCTAGCCTTCTCAACATCAAACTTCGGTGGGATCGCCTGCGCGTAGGTCTTGTTCTCCGCTGGTGCTGGTACTGGTACTGGTTCTGATTGCACTTCCACCAATTTTTGCTTCAAGTCTTTCGGCTTTTTCGAGGGCCGTTTTGTACTTTTCGGCAAAATAGCGTTGGTTTGCAGCGTCTGTCTTACGTTTGTACTCAAGCTTAATCCTCTTATACAGACCTACGTGGGAAATGGGTCTACCACTCTGCTCACTCAACCAAGCTGCAACTGCTCTATAAGAGTACTTCTTGAGGTGCCTTTTTGCTTGCTCAAGAAGTTCCAGCTCTTTTGGAATAGGGAGTAGTACATCCGGGTCTTTAGGGTCTTCTCTGTACCCGAAGGGCATAATTCTACCGCTTCTGACAACAGGCTTCCACTCGAAGTGGTCACCATGGTCGATAGGTTTTGGTAGCTTCCATTCTGTTTTGATTTTTGGCATGAGATACTTATACTACTAACGACACAAGCTGTCAATCGCTTTTCTTGGAAGGGAGAATAAAGAGTGGAATATCAGACTCGATCTTAACTTCATCCCTAGCCTTGAAGCCACCACGATCAAGCAAATCCTTAGCTGCAGCCATCTTCTCTTTGTTGCCGAGTGCAGTAGGGTCAACAATCACTTCGTACATGCTGTATGCAGCCTTAACACCAACACGAGTGATGAACTTCTTGGTGAGTTCTGCAATCTCATCCTCAATGGACTCAACGATGTGCTTGGTGGAGTATGTGTCGCTGTAGCCAGCCAGCTTCTTGGCCTTAACGTAGTCACCCCGAGCCTCTTCGAAGAGGACATCAAGGAACTTCTGTTGCATCTCGGTAAGCTGTTTAGTCATTTGCGGAACCTCGCTGTTTTCTTTGCAACACTTTCGGGCTGCTTGGAGAACTGCTTCCCTTTCTTGGTGTCTTCTCTTTTCTTCGCACTGGTACGGGCATACTCTTCTTTAGAAAGAACTTCTCTGGCCTTCTTGGGCAGATACCGTTCCCCAGTAGCTTTTGGACCTTGAGTAGAGGGCTTACCGCTTTTGGTTCCCCACTCTTCTTTTGTCCACTTCCTGAGGCTTTTTTGAGGGTCGCTCAATCTTTGTACCCTCCGCCCTTGGCTTTATACTGCTTAGCCAACATCTGCGCTTTTCTTGCAGACCACTGACCCGGAGCGCCGCCCTTACTCCCAGCCTTAATAGTATTGAAGAGTTGCTTACGCATGGTGGGTTTAGTGTAATTGCCTGCTTGATTAACTTTAGATGTCATGACTGTGGCCTTGTCGTATTGGCAGTAAAGAGTTCTTCTGCAGTGCAGAGTGCATCCACAGTTCCACTAGACCCCAAGACAATCTCTAGACGATCTTCAGGGTCCAGTACAATGTAGCTCTGAGAGAGTTGTATAAACTCCCCTGTGCTCATATTCTTACCACCAATGATATAGTAGGTAGCATTGTCAGCTTTTCTGTACCACTTCAGTGAGACTGTATTGTTTCCACCAGCATTGGTAAAGAAAACTAGGGGAATCTTTGACCTGCAATTGAGCGGACATCTATACAGGACATGAGTCGCTGCAGTTGTACACGCAATTACGTGAGAGATTGCCCTAACTTCTGCCATTACTTAGTCTTCTTTATTGTAGAACTTAAATCTGTTCTTTGTTTGGGTATTCATCTTAGTACCAAGCATTCGTTGCACAAGCCCATAAGTTGCAGGGAGACCAAGTTCTTTTCGCTTTGCTGGTGTCATCTTTAGCCACTGATCGTAATTGACATCAAAAGACGGTCTCGCGGTGTCCTTGGTTATTCTTCTATCCGTCCGCTCATTAGATAGACTTGATCCGGGAAAAGATACCCTACCTCCAACTGGGCCTACACTTTTCAATGCAGTGCGTAGAGGTTCACCAGTTGTAGATTTACTTTTAGGCTTAGAGGGAACCTTAACTGTGGCTTTTGCTGAAGCCGTACCTGTTGGCACAACAGAACCAGAAGCCTTGGCAGTGGCCGTAACTTTATTTTTCTTTTGAGAGGACTCAGGCTTAATGGAGGCAGAAGGCTTAGTGGAGGTAGTCGATTTCTTTTCTTCACCGGGAACTTCACGACGAGCACCCTTAAGAGACTCCGCAAGGTTAGGCCCTTTAAGTTTACCTTTGGTAGACAGGCGCTCACCAAGCCAAGTGTCCTTAAAGTTTACCTTGCCATCTTTATTGACATCTTTAAGCTTCTTAGCCATGACTACTTCTTACCTTTTTTAGCCATGCAGGAACCCATTGCCTTACACTTGGCTGGTGCAGGGCAAGACTTGCAGGGAGTGAATTTGGGTGTAGGTTTCTTAGCCATGATTATTTGCCTTTACCTTGAGCGGGTTTCATCGAAGCGCCACAGTTAGCCATGCCGCCCTTATTGTAGCCCTTCTTAGTCATACCGCCGTAAGCCATTTTACCAATGCCATCTGCAGCAAATGCAGGAACCTTCTTGCCATCTTTATTGACCATGGCCATACCACCCATAGCCATACCTTTTTTGGGTGCAGGTTTCTTAGGCTTAGCAGCTTTTGGTTTACCGTACATCATTTGTCTTTTCTCCGGGGTTTGGTGACACCCTTAATGGTGCCCTTGTTTTCTAAAGAGCCTTGCTCGCTGCGCTGTGCGGTGGCGTAGAAGACTTTTTCTCCGGCCTTCTTACCATATTCTTTCTGCATAGCAGCCTTGATCTTTTTACCCTTAGAGGTAAGAGGCATGATTAGTCCTTTGGGTTTTTCTTGGCTGCAGTCTTTGTTCTAGGAAAAGACCGATTGGCAGTCTTGGTGACTACACGAAGGTTTTTAGGTTTTCCGTTCTTGGGGTTACCATCTTTGTGGTCGATGTCTTTACCATCCCCCTTGGACACTGTACCCTTCTTCTCTAAGTCATAACGAGCACGTTTACGAGCATTGTTACGCTCCCGCTGTTCGGGCTTCGCGTGATAATTAGCGTACTCTGACTTGTAATTTCTTGTTTTATCTACCATTTTTCTTTATCAGCCCAGAACGCAGCAGACATTTTGCCCTTTGCGATGTTCTTTGAGTGCCTAGCCTTGAAGGAGGCTCTCTTTTTCTTCATCTTGTCAGCCTCACCAGCCTTGGGAGCACCCGCAGTACTAGCACCCTGCTCACCAAACCTGATAGTTTTGACCTTATCACCCTCTTTTGCCACCACAATGTGGGACTTCTTGGGGTGATCGGGGGTTCTTTTAGGCTTATTGAAGCCCGCAACACCTGCTCTGGCTAGTCTGGGGTCTTTTTCACTGGGCATCTTTCTTCCTCTTAAAGAGATTTGTGATCCATCTGCCAATTTCATTCGGTGAGGGGAGTAACCACCCTAGAATCAGGAGTAGAATAACCCACGGCTGAACCTCATTGACAACAACTTTCTCAACTTGCTCCGCTGAAACCTTAGACTCTACAGACTTGATGTCACCATTATTTGTCTTCTGCTCCGTGATCCTCGTAGTCCCTAGCGTTTGGGAGTTTGTCTTCCCTGCTTGTACGTTTGCCGCTACGTTGGGCCCCCCCCCGGTCAGTAGTTTCATTGGTAAATTGCTGCATCCCGGAAGGAGACTTACCAAACCAATCCAACCCAAAAGAAAGAGCAGCGAAGGTGAAGACAGGCCAGACAAGGATTTCAACAAGGCTAGTTTCCTTCACCTCTACAACGTAAGCCAGCCAGACCAAGAGGACTATAGCAAGCTCTCGTTTGTAGGTTTTCATTTTACAGCCATGGCCTCTACTGCACCCCTGATTGCTTTGATATTCTCATCAATGCGACCCATGGTGACAGCCTGATTCTGGACAGTCTCTTCCAGTGTATTGATTCTGGTATCCTGCCGTACAAGTTCTTTTTGAGCGTAGTCAATATCATTACGTAGACTAGCAACAAACCAGATCAGAGCAACCGTCTGACAGAAGATGGCGAATACAAGGGTAAGAGGAATTGATTTGGACAAGTGCCATGACTCTTCGTTGCTCATGCTCATGCTACTCCAGAGGAGAGCGCTGAGTAGACCTTACGATCAAGTTCAAAATGAGGGCCATCTGGAAAACCTTTCCAGTCACCACCCCAAACAATCTTTACACCAAGGTCAGAAGCAGCTTGTTTCATTGCATCAGCAATAGGGTAATACTCATCCCAATCAGCAATATTCAAAATACCATCTTCATCGAAATCACCATTCAGAGGCCAAGGTCCGAGGTCAACAGCATGACCAGTCAGGTGCCTTGAGTTCATCGTCTTGGACTTCTTAGCAGCAAAAAGTTGAGCCTGACGCTCCTTTGTCCTGAGACCCTCAATCACCGTAAAGTCTCTCTCAGTGATCTTGATTGCTCTCTCAACGACAGCCACAAGGTCTGAGTGAATCCCTTCCAGCTTTTGTCGAGACTTAGGTCCAAGGCTGAAGTCTGTCATTCCCAATCTCTCTTTCTCTCTGGTTCAAAGACATCCTTCTTTTTGAGGTGCCCTTCAAGATACATTGCCCTCTCCACCCTGTCTAAGGAGTACCTTTCGCCAGACCTTTGGAAGATAGCTTCACGAACATAGAACACATCGGATCGGGGAATGTGTACACGTCTTAGCCTGCCCTCATCCTTGTCTGCAAGAGCATTGTAGAAGTTAGTGAGTACATCATCGTCTGCGAAGTATTTCATTTGCTAGTTATATCCTTAGGCTTCTTGGAGTCAAGCCTTATCTTGGTTTTTCAGGGAGAAAGTTGGGGTTAGATGAACGTTAGGTGAACGACAGATGAACGACAGAAAATAAATTACCTTAAGGTACTTGAAATCTTGTTTGTCCTACCTACGTATATACATTAAGAGATACATAATGTTCCTACCTTAAGCTTCATAAGGTATCCTTTATGAATTCCTTATTATTATATAATTACTTAAAGGTAATAAGTACTTAAGTATACTCTAAGGTACTCTTGAAGCTATCTCATCAGGCTTCATTATGAGATACATCAAGCTTCTTGAAGGTATACATTATGTATCTCTTAATGTAATATACCGCTTTTCTGTCGTTTGTCAAGAGGTCTCCTCACCTTTTTCTATAAATATTTACTCTTCCTATAGCAAATTGTCCGGTCAAGGAGTTCGACCCAAGCTCCAACCCTACGTAATCCCCCGCCGTCTGTGGTAACACTCAAAGATAAGCAAAACAGCCCCAAAGAAAGCCGCCAGATATGCACCTCCACCTTTTCTAGGTCACCATAGCCAAGACAAGAGATCGCTCTGTGAGGGCCTTTCTAGAGCCTCTACAACTATCTCCCATTTTTGACCAACTGGTAAAGAAATACATAGTGTTAACCACTGGGCCTTTTTCTGGTTAACAGAACTACAAAAATCTCCCCGCTGGCATTGTGGGTATACGCTATCAGGCACCCCCGCCATGGCCCATGCCCGCCCCTCTATGCCTGCAATCCTACTAGGTCACTTATATTATTAAAAAGACTTGGCCTAGTATATGCTAACATGCTGATAACATTCAGATTCTTATAGAATGTAACTTTCTTAATTCGACTAGGACGGGAAGAAATCAGTCAGTATTGCTGACCTATCACTAGATAGACAGAAGGATGCACCACATATTCAAATCTTTTAAGCTCAAAACAATTCCCCCACGTATACGCGCGCGTGATGTGCTCGCCTGTGCCTGCGCGTGATGTGCTCGCCTGTGCCTGCGCGTGATGTGCTCGCCTGTGCCTGCGCGTGATGTGCTCGCCTGTGCCTGCGCGTGATGTGCGCGTGTTCCTATATCCAAGATCAGGTCATCACATTCAAGAAATAGAATTCGACATTACCTTGCATTTTTCCGCTTGCAATCTTTTTCGGGATAGCGTCTAGTGAATACATCGAAAGACGGAATGAAACGACGATCTGGATAAGCAAGTGAATAGCAAGCCCCAAGAAATCTTTCATCCGATAAGACCTAGCTAAGTGGAAGCAAGCCCTAGCAAGCGACGAGAAGAAAAAAGACAGTTGACACAATAAAAAGTAAATGCCAGAGTAAGGAAAGCGAAGTGATGGCGACATTGCCTAGCATCTTGGATACGGGACTATGGCCTAGCTATAGTTGAGATGTGCAAGCGTATGACCGCATTCGACAACGTGGAGATGGGCCTTAACAATCCATCAAAAAAGACAGTTGACACGGTTTCGAGTAAATGCCAGAGTAAGGACAAGCGGCAATGAGTGCTGCACAAGATAAGCGACAGGAAGTAAGGCCACCTGTGTTTGGCCCGTGCTCTTTGACATTGCAATAAGACCCCGTTTCACTAGGTGCAAGCCGATCATGTGGAGTGATGAAAAGCAAAGGTAATGCTGCCTTGCGGGGATATGAAAAGAGCATGGTCGGATTAGGTTCCCGACGTTAAAATAAAAGGGTGCTTGACAAGTGCCGAAGACAGACCAAATATATAGGTGAAGGAGGGTGCGACGGGATACAGTAAATCTCTAACAAGCGCACTCTCTACCTGATCCTTGCAAGGGTATCTTATGTCAGACAGACGAAGGGTATCTTTTCATGGATCAAGCCAACGCGATAACAGATAGAGGGAGAATTGGTATGCTTGAACGTATCATCTTTGCAATAGACAGTGACAGTGACCCGCACGTGAATGCCAAGTTCCTGCGTCATGTTGATACTCAGAGGGCCTTGGGCAATATGTCACCTGTTTCTCTCTGTATGGGTTCTTATAATGGGGTGATGGAACGCAGTTATATGGTGCTTGCCAAGGACTTCCAGCATGTGCAAGATTATGTGACGGGGCAGGAAAGTATCTTGCGGGTTCCCGGTGATGTGCGTCAGCCTTGTGTGTTGGAATTCTTGGGTAGTGGTGAACGAGTGCCCCTATCTGCAATGCGTAAGGTTGACAGTAAAGAAGCAATGATGCACGATGCTTGGACCTACCATGATGGGGGCTATTATGTCTGCTGAAGTGAGAAACATCCTCAGGGTGTATCGTATGGCGACACCACAGGAACAGGCTCAGGGCGGTGTGTGGTATGCTAAGGCCAAGACAGATGCACAGGCCATTGCTAACTTGCATGATGTGCCACTGCATATTGTGGTTGGTGTGGTCGCCGCTCTCTCCCCTAATAATAGGTGGGAAAGAAATATCAAGGATGCGAGCAACATGATTGCAATCTTTCTGAGGGGCGATCCTGTCGATGTGTGCAAGCCCTGCACCTATACAAAGATGCGTGACAAGGCATGGTCTATCCTTGAACAAATCCCTGAGGGTGAGGCGGGTGTTCTTGAAATCTTGAATGGTCAAAAGATTGTGTCATTCTTTAATAACATCATGGGCCATGACAATTGCACCATTGATGGCCACGCTTACAACATCGCTAGGGGCAAGCGTGTGACCCTGACAGATGTAGAAACCACCATGGGTAAGGCTGTCTACAAAGACATGCAGGCGGCATACTATCGTGCTGCTAAGCGTGTGGGCATCAGGGTGTATGAGTTGCAGGCTGTCACATGGGTGGTCTGGAAGCGTATACACAACATCTGAACAAGATTAATCCGGCTTTGTCTGTAAACTGAGAAAGGACAAGACATGTTTATCATCTTCGCAACCAAATCCCTGAATGATGGGACAAAAGGTTTCCGCTTCAACGTGCTGGGCAAGAAGGGTCTGGTGCGTCTCCGTAAGCGTAAGCATAACGGCTATCGTATCGTGCAGGATGATTGCATGACCGCCGTTCACATGGGCAAGCTGAGCCTCTACACTGAGCGCCAGACTACTATGCGGAAACTCCAACACTTTGCTGGATAAGGGGGAAAGACGATGATCCGCACAACTGAACACTTTGCCACTGAGTTAGAGGCGCACAAGCGAGGCGCAGACTTTGTAGATGGCTGGGGCTACGGGTATGGGGCAACCTACTCTGTGTGGTATTCAGAAACCTACGGTAAGTGGACCTGTAGCATGTCACGTTATTCAAGCTGTGACTGAAAGAAGGGAATACAAAATGATTAATGAAGAACTGACGTTCAATGTGGGTGACGAATACCCTGTTTGGTGGGAAACTTACGATAAAAGACCCGGTGGGCAACATAAAGCCAAGATATTTGAGGTGATGCCGTATCGTGGAAAGTTTACCGAACACTTCACGGTAGTGCTGAAACTGGCGGCCCCGAAGACCAAGAAATGCTACGTTGAAATGGCTGTATAGAAACTATTGGTGTTAAGGAGGGTATCTTATGAGCAAGGACCAAGCGCAATGAGGCACTGACGATGGCCTGCAAGTCATACGACAACAAGGAATACAGTGTGTGCCTTGCCTATATCAGTGACTACTTCGCAATATAAGGAGAAAGACGATGATCCGCAATACAGAACACTTTGCCACTGAGTTAGAGGCGCACAAGCGTGGTGCAGACTTTGTAGATGGCTGGGGCTATGGGTATGGCGCTACGTATGCCGTATGGTTCTCAGAAACCTATGGATCGTGGACCTGTAGCATGTCACGTTATTCAAGCTGTGACTGAACGCGCAGCGCAGCGAGCATAGCCCGATAGGGCAATAGGAAAGGATAAGGCAATGGAAAAGATGCACCTACACGTAATGGTTAAGGCATTAGATGCAGCCAAGAAGGAGGCGACAGCCCGCCTGTATGAATGGTACGACGGAAAGGATGCAGGGGCTTGTGGCTTTGCTTGGGTCAACATCAAGCCTAAGCACAAGGGTAACACAAAGGAAGGGAAGGCTGAACGTGTTATCCTTAGGGAGATGGGGTTCAGTCCCGATTGGACGGGCAAGGAGTTTCAGTATTGGAATCCGTCTGAGCTTGGGGTGCAGAACGTAGACTCTAAGTATGCAGGTGCAGTGGCAGCGGCCAGTGTGTTGCGGGATCATGGCTTTGATGCCTACGCTGGCTCACATTTGGATTAAGGCGCAACGTAGTGAGCAAAACTCTTAAAGAAAGGAAAAAAATCATGTCTAATCAGTTCGTCACCACTAAGAAGGTTATCAACGAAGTTCTCAACGGGGATGGGCCGGAATACATTGTTATGTCGGTCTTGCCGGATGAAGGCCGCATTAATCTGGTCATTGGCACTTATTACGGAAATCGAAATACCTGTAGTCTTAGCAGAGAAGGTGTCAGGGAATTGATTGACATCCTGAGGGACATTCACGAAGCCATGGAGGGTTGAGAACATGGCTAATGCAAGAGACTTCGCAATCATCATGTGGATCGTGATGCAGGGCGCAAGCTGGATGATGCCTGATGCCTATGGTAACTTCAAAGCCTTGGAAGAGGTGGCATACATGGAGACAATGGAAATTCTGGGGGTGTGGGATGAATGAAGTAACTAATCTGGATCGGTTCTTAGCACGTGATCCTTACCTGTTCATGGAGATTGAGGGTTACAAACTCTGGGAACATCCTACCTACGGGGATACAGCACCTATCTACATGTCTACACCCGGTGGCAGGTTAATCAACACAGGTTTCTATGATCTGGATGACTTCGATCTTGACCTGTGTATATCCTTAGAAAACTAGCAAACAGCTACTATGCGGATGATGGAGACTGACAAATGACCATAGACATGACCAACAACCGAGTGCCGTATGGCCTGCTGACCGACGAGGAAAAGGCTGTGCTGCATGAGCATGAGAAGGCGGGTGGGAGGTTTCTGTATACCTTGACGGGTGATTTCTGGCTCGACAGCAGGATCGCCGCCCCTTCGCGCGCCCCGGCATCGCCGATTCCTTCCGGCACCTACCGCACTGTCCCCCTACCCAAGACCCAAGACGTGATCGCATGGGATCGACTGCCTGATTGGGTTGAGTGGGTGGCGCGGGACGAGAGTGAAGAAATTCACGCCTATGACAACAACGATCCATATCTTCAAGGGAAAAACGACGAGTGGCTGACAGACAATGGATGCTACCGCCGCATCGACGACTTCCCCGGCATCGTGCTTGAGATCGGGACGTGTGATTGGACTGAGAGCAAGCAGCGTCGTCCGCAGGTAAGAGATGGAGGCCGAAATGACTGACGAAGAACTGGTGAAACAGGCGCGCGTTTCGATTGACTACACGGACCCCGAAGTCATCGCCCGCCAAAACATCCCGCCCAATGCTGGATGCGTCATTGATGGGACGTTTTATGATGTACGAAACCTTGTGCATCTAGCGTCATCGCAGGCCGACCAGATCGAAGCCCTTGAACAGCAGGTCTCGGACCTCCTTGCGGATGTGCCTTGTGCCTGCGGCTATGACAGTCCGACCGATGTCTGCATGAAGCATTTGCCATTGGTGCGGAACCTGACAGCCAAGCTGGCGAAGGCGATGGAGGCGCTGTGGCTGATGGAGCTGGCCGCGCGGTTGCTCAACAGCCCGCGCCATCATCGCCGAGATTGAGGGAGAACAGCCATGAGTGACGATCTGGTGAAGCGGCTGCGAAGCTATGCCAAGGATCAGGGTGGCTGGCATAACATTGATGACACCTGCGAAGAAGCCGCCGACCGCATCGAGAAACTTGAACAAGCCCTCAAAGAGCAGTCGTCTGTTTCTGATCGGCTTGCAGAGCAACTCGAGCAACTTGTTGCGATTAATGAAGCCGCCCGTGCTGACGCCAAAGAGGCAGAGGCTTATGCGGAGGAGTTGGAGAAGGAGCGGGAGCGTCTGGCCCTTGCCATCTGCGGCGGTGAGGATGCTCCGGGTTATGCCAACGCGCAGACCGTTGAGACGCTGGAGAAGGTAGCCCGCGACAACGCCAACGCTACAATGGAGCAGATCAATCTCACACTGGATGTTGAAGCCAAACTGTCGAGGGCGGTGGATGTGCTGTCAGAGTGCTTAGAGCGGAACGCCCTTCTGGAAGCCAAGCTGGCAGAGTGCGAAGCACGACTTGGTAAGGCGGTGGAGGGGCTGCGGGGGTTTATGTCCAAAGTAGACACCGCTTGCCTTGTAGAGCGCGACCACCCGCAAGTAGAATTTGCAGATGCTTGGCGTGATGCCTACGCCATCATTGCCGAGATTGAGGGAGAACAGACATGACCAAAAACCGAGTGCCGTATGGCCTGCTGACCGACGAGGACTTGCTGCGAGAGTTGATCCGGCGCAACGGGATCGTAGAAGCACCAACCAGCCGCACCATGCACGAGTATGAGGTTCTGCTTGGGATCGGGAAGGACCACCACTATTACATCACCTTCCACAAGGAGGATGTGGAGGCTCTGGTGGGGCATAACAAAGATGCTAGGCAATGTCGCCATCACTTCGCTTTCCTTACTACAGCCACCCTTGTAGATTATCGCTTTCTCTTTGATCTTGATCCACCTTTTTACTTGATTCTTGTATAGGTCTTGCCTATCTTTATACGGCATCTTCGGTCCTATGGTGTAAGGGATAACATATCCGTCTTCTAAACGGCTGATCTTGGTTCGAATCCAAGTAGGACCACCAAATCTACAAAGTCATACCTATGCAGGATAGAATGTCAATATCTAACCTGACGGGCAGGCCAATTCTTTAAGAACCATCAGACTATGGGAGATAGTCAACTATGAAGAGCAATAGCACACTGCGTGTCGTAGAGACCAACAGCCAGACGACCAAAGACTTCACCATCCAAGCATCAGGCAAGATGTTCCACATGGTGATCTCTGGCCTCTACTCAGACAAGCCTAAGTCCATCACACGTGAAATCTGGTCCAACGCTTTTGATGCACACGCTATGGTGGGCAAGGAGGCTGTCCCTTTCGAGGTGACTTTCCCCACTTCCATTACACCCACCTTCACCTGCCGTGACTTCGGGCCGGGGATTGCACATGAGGACATGGAGGGATTCTACACTGTGCTGGGTCACTCCACCAAGGAGGATACCAACAAGGCTGTAGGCAAGTGGGGCGTAGGTCGTATGTCGCCCATGTCTTACACAGATACTTTCTCTGTCGTTTCCCGTCACAAGGGCATGGTCAGCTACTATGCGGTTCAACTCGGTCCTGACGGATCGCCACAACTCCATGTCCTCGCTGAGCCTCAGCCCACCACCGACCCAGATGGCCTTGAGGTATCCTTCCCTGTGAAGCGTCAGGACATTCAACAGTTCCAGAACGCAGCCAATGTTATCTCTGTCGGCTTCGATGTTCCCCCTGTTGTAACCAACTCCAAGGAGAAGTCTTTCAGCCCCCTCAAGAAGTTGTACGAGGGCAAGGACTACTGCCTGTACGAACACGAAACTCTGCTTGGTCCCTTTGCTCAGATGGGCTGTGTTCTCTACCCCATTCCTTTTGAGTACCTTCCAAAAAGCTCGTGGCCCAATCGCTGCATCGTCTACAAGTTTGACATTGGTGATCTGGAGGTCACTGCATCACGTGAAGCCCTCTCCTTCGGTCCCAATGATCCTACTGCTGCCAGCATCAGGGCCAAGACTGAGGCAGTTGAACAGCAACTGTTTGATGCACTACAGGCTGAGGTTGAAGCACAGCCCAAGATGTTCCTTGCAGCAAAGCTGGCACCCAAACTACGTAAGTTCATCCGTAGTGGCGAGTTCAAGTGGAAGGGTCTGCAAATCCCGAAGGTGTGGAACCTTGCGAAGTACCAGAAGGTTTCTCTGCACTGTGGTTACAAGGGCTACCGTCAGAAGAATGTGGGGTTTGGCATAGATAAAGACCTGAGTGTGACTGAGGACCACACCATCTTCATTCAGGACATTTCTGACAAGAATGGCTGTGCTCGTGCTGCAACCCGTATCTGCAGTGCTATAGGCAGCTACAAGTACTACATCTGGGTCAAGGCTGATCTGACAGACAAAGAACAGAAGGCTGAGGTTGATACTCTGATTGCAGAGCTTGACTTCCCTGTGCTGTACGTGAAGGACTTGCCGGATGATGGCTCCAAACAGTCTGGCACTCGCAGTAAAGTTATGTTGTCCCACCTGAGAAGTGGACACCTAGTCAAACATGATATGGATGCCACAGAGTTTAGTGGGGGTGGCTACTACTGTAAGATGTCGAACAACGAAGTGCCGCACCAGATACGCAGGGCATATGCAGTCTTCTTAAGCAAGTTTGGGAAGGAGCTAGTGTTGGTGCCTAAGACCCTCTGGAGTAAGTTTGAGGGACAGGCAAACTGGCTTGATGCAGAAGTTGCTTTGGAACATCTTGTGAAGGGGGAGGTAAAAAACGTAAATGAAATCTTTGGGAATGTTTACGACGCTTACCCCTTCAACCACCTCAGAAATCTTGAGGAAGCAGGCGGCATTGTCGGAGAGTTCTCAAAGAAGATTAAGGAACCTAAGCCAAAGCAATACCTTGATCTTGGCTCTACCCAATGGGGGGACTTACTGAACCACTACAATTTGCCTGCCTTCTCCAGCAAAGGTTCTGAGGCCAAGTATAAGAAAATCCTTGACAAGTATCCACTGCTTACCCTATGCAGGGGTGACAATACCGAGAACTTCCTGCAATACATCCAACTGATCGACAACGCAGCAAAGGAGTAACCCCATGCGTGTATCCTACACCCTCTCTAACGAAAGCATCACCGTATTTGTTAGCGGCAAGATGCGTACCGTCCTCTCTGGCAACAAGAGCTTTGAGAAGCTGCGTGAGCACCTTCGTGGACCTAAGCATGACGCTGCCACCATCCTCGCCCTGTCTGATCGTGAAGAGACTATCCGTCAGTCTGCTGGCACCTCTGTTGAGGTTATCAACGGCACGGTCTACTACAAGGGCGAAGAGCTTCACAACGCTCTGACCAACAAGCTGCTGAACCTGCTGGACGATGGCTTCGATGCTACCCCTTGGATCAAGTTCCTTGAGAAGCTGATGGACAACCCTTCGTACCGCTCTCGCAACTGCCTCTATGGGTTCCTCGACAAGTTCAGCGCCCCGATCACCCCAGAGGGTAACTTCATCGCCTTCAAGCGTGTTGGTTCCAACTGGAAAGACCTGCACACTGGCAAAATGGACAACAGCCTTGGCACCACTGTGAATATGGATCGCAGCAAGGTTGATGATGATCCCCGGCGCACCTGTTCGTCTGGCCTGCATGTCTGTGCTGATGAGTACCTCAAGGGCTACGCCACTGGCCCAGACAACCGCACTCTGGTGGTTGAGGTTAACCCTGCCAACGTGGTTGCTGTCCCCTACGACTACAACTTCTCGAAGATGCGAGTGTGCGAGTACAAGGTTCTTGCGGAGATTGAACCCAAGGAAATCCTTGACATTCTTTCTGAGCAGGTGTACGACTTTGATGTAAGAGAAGAACTGGATGATTGGGTTTAAGATGTTGCACACCATCTTAGCTATCGCTGTTGCCTCGTTGTTCGTGTACAGCATCGTGGTATAGAACATGTACCACGTGAGGGTGAGCGACAACGGAAGGGTCATTGCAAGTTCTCTCCAAGAGGGGTTGGCTGATGCAGTGGCTTACGGCAGGTCTTTGGGACAGAAAGGGAATCGTATCATCATCCATGACTCAGTTCAAGATGCTACAGGGAAGATTCTGGACCTAGATAAAGTTCTCTCTACGTACATCCTTGAAGAGAACCATAAAGAATACCTTTAAGTATTATTACTTCTTTAAGAAGTAAAAGTACCTTAAGGTATACATAAAGAGATAGAGGGTAGCACAGGTCTTTCTTCATGGCAAGTGCTACCTTCAACTATTTTCTTTGGGCTAGAGGACGACATGAAATATACCAAGAAGGTTAAGCTAACAGATGGGACTGTCGTTCACAGGTTCGTCCCCCCGACAGAGGTTTCTAAGGCTGGTGTTGTTAAGTCTCAGACCTTCAAGGACGGTAGGGCTGCACGCTACGAAGTCCCCCGTTTGATAGAAAAGGTTGATGCTTACCGAAGGGGAGAGATCAAGGAAGGGAACGTAGGACCAAGCTCCAAGATCATCCATGTCATCAACTACTACCTGTCGTCCAAGCAGTTTGCCTCTCTCGCTAACAGGTCTCAGATCAAGTACGAGGCAGACTTAAAGAGTGTTTCTCGTTCAGACCTTGGCCTAATCCCAATTAACAAATTGACTGCGAAGATATGCAAGGAAGCCTACGAGGGTTGGGTTCAAGCACACTCAGTTGCAAGGGCCAATGAGAGGGCAAGGATACTCTCCATCGTACTCAACTTCGCCCGATCTCTCGATCTTATCAACGACAACCCTATGTCCAAGGTGAAGAAGCTGAGGCACGAACCCAAGACACCGATCTGGACGAGGGATCAGGTTGAAGTATTTCTTGATACTGCCTTCACCAAGTTCGAGTGGAGAAACGTAGGTCTGCTGGTGATGATGTGTTATGAGTGGGCGCAAAGACCTACAGACATATGCCACCTCAATTGGCACAATCTTGATCTCGAAAATGCAAGGATGAAGGTTACACAATCCAAGAGGGGTGCAGAGGTGGAGATGCCCATTGAGGAACCCCTGCTGACCATGCTCAAGGAACAGAAGGATGATTGGGGCTTCCAGAAGTACGTGGTGCCACACCACAGGGCCAGCGATAATGCCTATGTCCCCTTGAAACCTGAATCGTTTGGGCCTATACTTCGCCAGATAAAGCAGGCATGTGGCTTGCCAGAAGAGTTGAAGATTGGACACCTGAGAAAGACTGCCATCACAGAGTTTGTAGCAGCAGGAGTTGACAGCACAGGCATCATGCAGGTAACAGGACACAAGAACATCGCCAGCCTCAACCCGTACATGAGGCACACATACGAGGGTGCTAAGACAGCACAGAACGTCAGAAAGGGTTACAAGGATGGAGCATAACAAGTATGACCGCAACAAGGACTCATCCCTCGTCAGCATCCACACCCTACTAAAGAAACTGGGGCAACAGGTGGAACAGGCTGAGTGGGATGGGAAACCCTGCGAACATCTGAAGCAAGAATACAAGACGGTATCTGAGTATCACAGCCACACAGGCAGCAACTTCTACCCAAACTTCTGAGGAGATAGACATGACCAGAGAGAAAGACGCAGTGGCTTCTATCGTAGAGAAGCTCATCAACAATGGCGCTATGGACGAGATTGTCTTGGCAGTGCTGGAGAGTTCCTTGGAGACCAACTTCGAGGAGTTGGAGAAGCTGTCTCAAAGAAAGTACCTTGAGGCTCACCACTGGCAGGACTACGCTGATTGCTTGCAGTATGTTCACTCTTGCATCAAGGTTCTTCGGTACTTCTCTGTGAACGACTACACCGAAGAACAGGTTCGTGCTAATGAATACTCACTCAAGATTGAGGAGCTTTACTGATGAAAAAACTTCTCCTTGCTGTACCTGTAATCGCACTGATAGCCTGCGTACCTGATGCACAGATCGCCTCTCAAAACTTGTCCAAGGCCGCTGACATGTTCGAGATTGATCGTCGTGTGGTCTTCTACAACGGCATCACAGACACCTACATGCTGACCATTGAGGGGCGCTGTTCTATCGAAAAGGATGGTGCTGATGTGCAACTCGAAGTCACCTGTAAGGTTGGCCCTAACCAGTACAAGAAGCACTTCCTTGGTATCTCTGACAACGTGACGTACTTCGTTGAACAGCTTGAGACTGCTGATGTGAGTGTGTATCACTATCGTGTTGTATTCAAGCCCCAGTCGATCCTACCTGATGTAGACTTCCGTGGTGACGTTGGTGAACTACTGAGCACAGGAGAGTAAGATGATTAAGGCTACCTACATCGACCACATGGGTACAGATTTGTCTATCGTTAATGCAGCACGGGTTAGTTTTGGTAAGAAGAGTGAGTGGGAAGAAAAGCCATATAATTGGGAAGCCAGTGATACAGTAAAGTGGGAGGGGGGAATTTATCTTAAAGACAAAGACGCCAAGCTGATCCACTACCTTGCCAAGCACAAGCACATGTCCCCCTTCGGTCATGCCTTCGCATCCTTCCACGTCAAGGCACCCATCTTCGTAGCACGGCAGCTTGTGAAGCATAAGTTCCTTCGTTGGAATGAAATCTCTCGTCGTTACGTGGATGATGAACCTGAGTTCTATGTCCCTGAGGTGTGGCGTGGGCGCAGCAAGGACAAGAAGCAGGGGAGTGATGGCGAAGCAGACTACGGGGTTCTGACGGATTACCTAGACACCTGCATGTTCCAGTATAAAGATATGCTTGATTTTGGTGTAGCCCCTGAGCAAGCCCGTATGGTTCTCCCTCAATCGACAATGACTGAGTGGTACTGGTCGGGGAGCCTTGATGCTTTTGCGGACATGTGTCGTCTACGCTGCAAGGATGATACCCAATACGAGACACGTCTAGTTGCGGATCAGATCAGTGCGATAATGGAAGACCTATTCCCTGTGTCGTGGACTGCACTGATGGAAGGAGAGAAGGGATGAGTGACTACAAACAGACCCGTGATGCAGCAGGTAAGATCACCTCTCGCTTTTCCACTATGCTAAAGAACCTACAGGACGAATATGAGGATGAGGTTGTTGTCGTATCCTTGATGCGTTACTACGAGATTTGCGATGAAAACGACGAGGACTTGATCTGGGCTATAGAACGTCTCCTATCGGACTACATGCCCCCTCAAGACTTTAGAAGCTGGACGTTGACAAAGAATGGAGGTAAGCGTGGGTAACATTACTCTACAGACTGACGAGCTTGGCATCTGGTTAGTTGAAGAACTAGACAACGGTCTTGCAATGCAGGAATTGGGTCATATCTCTTGGAAGGAAGTTACTAGGGGTGTTCAACAGTGTTTACTTCAAGAGAAGTTTCTCATTGCCCTAGCTAAACTTGACGATGAGGATAAGTTAATCTAATGTCTTACATGGAGGATAACGACAAATGAACAAAGACTTATTCCCTGTATCATGGAAGGCTTTGGTAGATGCTAAACAGAACTGATCTTGAGGGACTATCCCCTGAGTTTATCGCTTGGGTAGAAGGTACAGGGGATTTCAACGACAGGTTTGAGAGGTTGGCCCTCAGGGGTGTACATACCAAGATGCTACTTGACTGGCTCTATGCTGCATACTTTGTCGGGAAAGGAAAAGGGATATGACTTACGATCTGGTGAAGCGACTAGATAACCTTTGGGCTATGCTTGAAGAAGACGGGTACTATGTAAAAGCTAACACCGTGACGTTGGCAAAAGAACATATCGAAGCCCTGACCGCCGAGCGGGACGAAGCATGGAGACGTGCAGGACACGCAGAGGAACAGTGGGGTCGTTATGAGGTAAATCTGGCAATGGCTATACAACTATTGCGTAAACATTGTGATACTTGGGCTATGAATGACTTTGATGCTGAAACCCTCGCAGAACTGTTAGGAGAGAAGGGGTGACTGACGTGGTGTGGGAACAGACAAGACTTCGTATTAAGGTTGCTGTAGCTGCCTACGCCTACGAGTTTGAAGATGACCCTATCATATCCGACGAAGAGTTTGATAGGTTGTCTTTGGCAATTGACCCTGAGATACTTACAGGTAACGACACGATGGATAAGTTCTTCCGTGAAGAGTTTGACCCCAACACTGGGTCGTGGGTTCATCATCACCCTGAGAAAGAGAAACTGAAAACACTTGTAAAGTTTTGGAGAAATAAGACATGAGGTGGAAAGTTCTACCATACGACTACTCAAGATGCTATACACAGGGTTGCCCCCTAGAGGAAACGTGTATGCGTAAGACACCGGGGCATCCAACTTACCAGACAATCTTTCACCCTACACCAAGCGGGGACGAGTGTAATTACTACATACACAAGGAGGAAGACAAATGAGTAATAAGAAGTTCTACTACCATGTAGAGGATACATGGAGTATGCCGAGTCACCCATTACTAGATAAGATGGGTAAGGCAGGTTGGGAACTTGTGACTATCCTTCGAGAGAAGCACAATGGCAGTGTCTTGTACACGTGCTATTTCAAAATGGAGGTGTGACATGGGGAACCCCAATGACCCCTTCCGCATCATCGTAGATAAATTGGTGGAGCATGACGATGGCTAGGTTCACGGCAGAGCACAGGGGAGGGGATTTTGGGGAGAGACCTTGGGAATGGTGCATCATTGACGAGGATATGGGTTGGTGGGGATGTGCTGTAACCTTTGATCTGACAGAGGATGAAGCTAAATCCTTGGCCAAAAAGATGAATGAGGAAGACGAATGTTGAATAATGTAGTCGCTACCTGTGCCGTAGTAGTAGGTTGGGTGTTTTTAATCGCAGTCATAAGCCCTTAAAGGAGAAAATCAAATGCTTGAAGATGTACCCTTCCACATCATCGTAGACAAAGTAGCAGAGCATGAAGATGGTGGAGCCACTTACACATTCGAGATGAACCACAAAGCTACACAAGCTATAGCTCAGCATGGTTTAGAACTTATTATCCGTTGTGCAGCCTACGGGGTTGACATCCAAGATGCTTTAGATAACATTGCAACCTTAGAAAAGAAAGAGGAAGACAACAATGACGGAGCACCCACATAAACCCTGCCCCTTTGAGAATTGCAAAAGCTCTAACGCATTTTCTTGGAACGACAACGGGTATGGACAGTGTAAATCTTGTGGACAGAGTTACCCCTCTAAGGGTATGAAGGGACTGAAAGATTGGGCAAAGGAGACCTACCCTGTGAAGCAACAAGTCGATGTGAGAAGCCTGCCAGTCTCCAAGGTTAGCTACGACAATATCCGTGGGCTGGACCCTGATGTGTGCAAGCTGTACGGTATTCAGCTTCACCTTGACGACAATGACAAGCCTGTGCGTTATGCCTTCAAGCACACAGACAATGTGAAGTATCGTGGTTACGACGAGAAAGTGTTCTGGACCAAGGAGAAGGGCAAACCTTTCGAGGACTTGTTTGGACCTGAGTTCAATGCTGGTACTTCCAAGAAAATCTTTATCACCGAGGGTGAGTTTGATGCAGCATCCCTCTACCAAATCCTTGGCAAGACATACCCAGTGGTGTCGCTCCCTAGTGCCAGCATAGGTGAAAAGTTCGTCAAGAAGAACTATAAGTACCTCTCTACTTTCCAAGAGGTTATCTACGCTGGTGAGTTGGATGATGCAGGCAAGAGAGCCGCAGAGGTTCTGTATGGTGCCTTCCCCCAGAAGTTCTGGTATGTACCTATGTCTCAGCACAAGGACGCCAATGAGTTCCTGATGGCTGGTGCTGGTGACGCACTCAAGTGGGCTGCAATCAAACCCCAACGCTACACCCCAGACAACTTCTTCTGCTCGTCGTTGGATGTGGAAAGGGCAATCCTCACCGAGAACCCCTACGAGTATGTTCCCACAGGACACACTGGGATCGACGAGAAGTGCAGAGGTCTAATCAAGGGCGGTATTACATTCATTAAAGCCCCTCGTGGTACTGGTAAGACAGAAGTGATCCGATACTTCGAGACTGCCATGCTGCGTGACCCTGATGAACGCATTGCACTGCTGCACATGGAAGAGATGAAGTCCACTACTTACCGTGCCATGGCCACCTACGAGTTGGGTGTTAATGTTCGTACTAAGGACGATGCCAAGATTAACGCTGTGGACGAGAAGGAGGTCATTGAGGCTGCAATCAAGGCCACCAAGGGGGAGCGTACCATCATCTTCGAAATGCGTCTCCATGATGATCCTATGAAGCTGTTGGAGTATGTGCGTCTTGCTGCCTCAGTCTATGGTGCAGGCTTCGTCTTCATCGACCACGTTCAGCGTCTGGCATACTTGTCTAGTGCTGGTGTTGATGGTGCAACTTCCCTGCTGACCGCTCTTGGTTCTCAGATGGCACAGCTTGCCAAGGAACTGAACATTGGTGTGATCTTTATCTCACAGGTGAACGAGGATGGTCGGACCAAGTATGCTGCAGCCTTGGAAGAAGAGGCTATCATCTGCATAAAGATTGAGCGTGACGTAGAGAATGAGGATGAAGTGGAGCAGAACACTACCTACTTCCACGTTGACAAGAACAGGCCGTTTGCTAAACTTGGCGCAGCAGGTTCCCTCTTCTGGGACTCGGATACCACACTTCTTCGAGAGGGCTTCTAATGATCGTGTTTGACGTGGAGACTGATGGGTTCCTTGACAAGGCTACTAAAGTCCACGTTCTGTCTTGGACACGTGACGGTAAGGTCTTCAACTCTACCTGTTCCTACAAAGACATGCGTGACCTTCTTGAGGAGGAGACGATCCTGATTGGTCACAATATCTGCAGATTTGATATTCTTGTCTTGGAAAAAATCCTTGGCATCAGTATCAAGGCCAAGCTGTACGACACGCTGCCTATGTCTTGGGTTATGTATCCCCACCGTCAACTCCACGGGCTTGAGTCCTTCGGGGAAGACTTCGGGGTGCCTAAGCCTGAGATTACTGACTGGGAAGGTCTGACCTACGAGCAGTACAAACACCGTTGCCAAGAGGATGTGAAGATCAACTGGCTCCTCTGGAAAGACCTCATCAAGCGGTTCAAGATGGTCTACAAGGACGACAAACAGTCTATGGACAAGTTCTTCCAGTACCTGACCTTCAAGATGAAGTCTGCTGCTATGGCTGAACAGGCTGGCTGGCGCATCAACAAGGAGCTTGTAGAGCAATCTCTGGCAACCTTGGAGAAGGCTCAGGGAGAGAAGGTTGAGGAACTGCGTCAGGTCATGCCCCCTGTGACTAAGTATACCGAGAAGACCAAACCAGAGAAGATGACCAAAAAAGATGGCACACACAGCAAGGCTGCTATTGACTGGTTCAATCTTCTGGAAGAACATGACTTGCCCCTCTTCCACGAAGACCCTGTGCGTGTCGTTAAGAGTGTTGAACCTCCCAACCCCAACTCATCCGATCAGGTCAAGGATTGGCTATACTCTATGGGCTGGAAACCCTGCACTCATGACTACAAGAAGAACGAGGATGGCACCGAGCGTATGATCCCTCAGGTCCGTAAGGATGGAGAGCTTGCACCCTCAGTCAAACTCTTGATTGAGAAGAACCCCGGAGTGGGATTGCTTGATGGGTTGACTGTGATCCAACACCGCAAGTCCATCTTCGAGGGTATGCTTGAGTCTGAGGTGGGTGGCTATGTGAAGGCTGAGATTGCTGGCCTGACCAACACACTGCGCTTCAAGCACAAGAAGCCTCTGGTCAATCTCCCCGGTGTTGATAAGCCTTGGGGTAAAGAAATCAGGGGTTCTCTGATTGCTGATGAGGGTACGGTACTATGCGGTGCTGACATGGTGTCTCTTGAGGCTACCACCAAGCGTCACTTCATCTTTCCTTACGACCCAGAGTATGTTACAGAAATGTCTGTCCCCGGCTTCGATGAACACTTGGACCTTGCTGTTCGTGCAGGCTACATCAACAGTGACGACTATGACTTCTACACACGGGCAGATGAAGATACGGTCAACGACAAGGATCGCTTCAAGAAGATCAAGAAGACCCGCAAGAAGTTCAAGCCCGTCAACTATTCTGCAGTCTATGGTGTTGGTGTTCCTAAGCTGTCTCGTACCACTGGTATGTCCCCTGCAGAAGCCAAAGTTCTTCTGGAAGCATACTGGGAACGTAATTGGGCTGTGAGACAGTTCGCTAAGGAACAGCAGGTCAAGACTGTAAACGGGCAGATGTGGGTCAAGAACCCTGTGAATGGTTTCTGGTACACCCTGCGCTACGAGAAAGACATCTTCTCAACCCTCAACCAAGGCACAGGTGCATACTGCTTCGATCAGTGGGTTGCACACTACCTGACCAAACGACCAAACATTGTTGGACAGTTCCACGACGAATCCATCAACAGGGTCAAGAAGGGTGAAGAGAAGGAACACGAATCGGTTCTTCGTTGGGCAATCAACAAGGTCAACGAGAAGCTGAAACTCAACATCAAGCTGGACATTGACGTTCAGTTTGGTATCAACTACTCACTAATTCACTAAGGAGTAAGACAGATGGAAAAGAAACCCAAGGGTCTCAAGCAACTCACGAAACCATACAGCATCCCAGTTCGTCTGGCCAAGGGTGGCAAGGAGTACGAGAGGGACAACAGCAAACAACGCAAATATAAGTTGGCCAGTGAGAAATAGTTCTTGCCACCACTTTGAAGAATCTGTTACTATACACGAATAACAAAGGAGCTAAACATGACTCTAGGTGAATACAGGGTTGGTATCAACTTCAACCCCTCTGCTAACGATGAAGTTACTAAGATTAAGAATATGGCCGCAGCACTGATCGACGCAGTGGATAGCATTGAAGACAGTTCAACGAATCCAATCTGGGGTAACGAGAAGAAAAGACTCAAGGCTTTGGCTATGACTCACATCGAAGATGCTGCCATGTGGGCAGTCAAAGCAGTAACAAAGCAATAAGGAGCTAAACATATGGGAACTCGTAGAGTAAAACTGACTGGCTACGCATACTGGGCCAAGGTGTTTGAAGATAACCGCGATAAGACTGGCTTCGAGAACGCACTGGTTGAGATTGGTGGTCAGACCTGCATTGACATGGACCTCGACGCTGAGCAGATGGATAAGCTCATCCGGTCTAAGTCCATGAAGCGTGGTACGCCTAGCAAAGAAAACGATGGTATGACCCGAGTGCGCTTCACTCGCAAGTGGACCGAAGAATATGGTGGGGGTGAGCCTACTGTGGTCAAGGATGATGGTACCAAGTGGGACTATGATGAGGATGGTCCGATTGGCAATGGTTCAACCGTTGAAGTTACTCTCTCTGTCTACGACACTTCACGCAAGACTATCGTAGGTACTCGTCTCGACAAGGTTAAGGTTCTGGAACACAAAGCCTACAACCCTGATGGTGACGACGAGGTGGAAGAAGAGGTGAAGCCTGCAGTCAAGGCCGGTATGCCCGCCGTCAAGATGGAACTTGAGGATGAGATTCCGTTTTGAGTAAAAAATTAGACACCATCGTAGAGGACATCTACAGGGTTGTCGAAGGGAAGGGAGGGTGGGATGCAACTGTCACAGAGTTCTTCTCGTCCTCCCTTTCTAGTATCGCAGAGGCTAGGTTTTCTCAGGAGCAAATCCCCCGAGATTACCTCAGTCTCTCTGGCATAGGCTCACCCTGTGACCGTAGACTGTGGTACAAGATCAACCAAACCGAATCCTCAGAGCCACTCACTGCCGAGGCTCTTGGAACCTTCTTCTACGGAGACTTACTCGAAGCCCTCGTGCTGTCACTGACAAAGGCAGCAGGGCACAGTGTCGAGGGTATGCAGGACAGAGTTAGTGTCTTCGGTATCTCCGGCTCTCGTGACGCTGTGATTGATGGGGTGACAGTCGATGTTAAGTCTACATCCAAGTATGGGTTTGAGAAGTTCCGTAAACACAACCTGCGAGAAGACGATCCCTTCGGGTACATCAGCCAGTTGAGTTCGTATGTCTTTGCAGGAAAGGATGACCCTCTGGTGAAGAACAAGACCGAGGGTGCTTTCCTTGTCGTTCAGAAGGACAGGTTCAAACTCTGCTTGGATCGCTATGACTTCACAGAAGAGATTGCCAAGAAGGAAGAAGAGATTGAGAGAGTCAAGAAGCTGGTTGCTGGGTCAATCCCAGAGGATCGTATTCCACCTGTCCCTCAGTCTAAGACTTCTGAGAATACGGTACTTTCTACTACTTGTGGATACTGCGACTTTAGTAAGGTATGTTGGCCAGAAGCCAGAACTTTTCTATATTCTACCGGACCAGTATTCATGGTTGATGTTGTCAATGAACCTCGTGTTATGGAGTTGATTGAGTGAGAAAGAAGGTATCCCCAGAGGCTAGGGGTTACAGGTCAGGCTTGGAGGGCAGAGTTGCACAACAACTGGAGGCACTGGGGATCAAAGTAGAGTATGAAACCTACAAAATCCCCTATGTCATCCCTGAAAGCTCCCACAAGTACTCACCTGATTTCAAGCTTCCCAATGGTATCATCGTTGAAACCAAGGGGAGGTTCGTACTTGCAGACAGAAAGAAGCATCTACTCTTGCAATCCCAGAGGCCAGAGTTAGATATTAGGTTTGTGTTCTCCAACAGTTCCGCCAAGATTAACAAGGGGTCATCTACCTCTTATGCTGACTGGTGTAACAAGCACAGCTTTATCTTTGCAGACAAACTCATCCCAGAATCTTGGATTTTAGAGAAAGGTGACAAGAATGCTAAACTGGTTACGAAAGAAGTTCTCAAGAAAAGAGGAAGAACCTGAACAGACACTACTCTGGGGTATCATTGAGGGGCCATTTTCTGCAGAAGACCTCCCAGACTGTGGTTTCCCACCTGAATCGACGATGCTGGTTCTGAAAGTTTCCCGTGGTAAAGATGTGTTTGATGCAGAATTCTGGTTTGATAATCTCGACGAGGCGTATGTCTTGGTAAACCACTTCCGTACCAGCCTGAACCCAATCGTTCTCAATAACAAGGAGCCTTAATATGGCTACTAAAACAGTCGTAGTATACTCGTGTGCACATGCCGACTCTACAACAAGCAGCCTGCGATTCAAAGCACTAGGAAATTTCCTCTATGATCTCAAGCCAGATATGGTATTGGATTTGGGTGATGGAGCAGACATGAGGTCTCTCAACAGCTATGATGAAAGATACCCTAAAGCACTGGCTTCACAAAGTTATGAAAAGGATATTGAGTCCTATAACTTATCCCAAGAACTCCTCCGACACCCATTCAGACACCATCGGAAGAAGCGACCTTTTTGGGTGGGATTCGAAGGAAACCACGAGAACCGAATTAAAAAGTACCTCGCCGTTAACCCAAGGAATGAGGGAGAAAAGTACGGGGTTTCCTTTAGCCATCTTCAAACAGACCACTACTTCGACGAATACCACGAGTACGAAAACAGTGGACCAGCCATTGCCCTCTACGACAAGGTGGCCTACGCGCACTACTTCACTTCTGGTAATTCTTCTACTGCTACTAGCGGCATCCATCATGCTTATAGTATGGTAAATAACCTTGGCTGCTCTGCCACCTGTGGGCACTCTCACAAGCGTGACATGTACTTCAAGGATGGTGGGCTACCCCATGGCAACATTGGCCTCGTGGTGGGCTGCTACAAGGGTGGAGAGGAACACTGGGCAGGTCAAGCAAACAGACAGTGGTGGCACGGTGTTGTGGTGAAACGCGAGTTGGAGAATGGTTTGTATGAACCTGAGTTTGTCTCCCTCAAGCAAATTATGCGAGAGTATGCAGAATGAACTATGAAGTAACAATCCTTGTTGGCGTCCATCCCGAAGCAGCCTTTGCTGGCACTGACGATGAGATAGAGAATGTCTACAGTCTAATTGAATCCGCAGTGTTTGACACCGATGATCTGACACTACACACACTGGAAGTACTGGAGGTAGAAAATGGCTAAGTGGGACGACACAGGACTAGGCTACTTTGAACAAGAGAAGCAATACACCCCGTCCGTACTGGTGAGGGAGTTCTCTAAAGTTCTGGATCAAAAACCTGATGTGGCACTATATCAGAGATTGATCTGCGAGGAATACGAGGAGTGGTGCAAAGAGTCGCCACACACCGTGAAGGACTTGAAGGAGCTTGCAGACCTTGTGTATGTGATCTACGGGTATGCTCTTGCTGCTGGGTACAATCTGGATGAGGCTGTAGAGCGTGTGCATGACAACAATATCGGTCGTTGTGTACAGCCAGACGGAACCGTAAAGCGAAGAGAAGACGGGAAGATCATGAAGAACCCTGACTATCCTGCAGTCGAATTGGAGGATTTAATCTGATGGGGATTTTCATCTACCTCTTGACAACGCTCTTCATCGGACTAAAACTAGTCGGTTCGATCACATGGTCTTGGTGGTGGGTTTTCAGTCCTTTTTGGGTTGGTATATCCATTATTATCCTCATCGCCTTTTTGGCAGCACTTGCTGTAAGGAAACTAGAATGACAGTGCAAGAGCTTATCGACAAACTATATAAAGTGCAAGACAAGGGGGTTCCAGTTGTGCTAGTTGACTGGTCCTCCCAGAACCCTGTGACAGCCAAGCATGACCTCACCACAAACCGCATCATTGTGCAAGCCCACCGTGTTGCAATCATAGTGGATTAGCCATGCTAGAGTCCTGCAAAAAGATTCTGCTACGAAACTTAAAAACCTGAAAGAGAAGAAACAATGACTGGACCGACTATCCCGATTGCAATCTGGGCTGACGAAGTTAAGTACCGTCAAGAGGGTGAAACCTATGGGCAGAAATGTGCTCGTGTGGCAGAAGCCCTGACCGACGACAAAAACCACTACGCCAAGTTCAATGAAATCCTGAAAGAGCAACGCTTCCTACCCGGTGGACGTGTGCAGAGTGCCGCAGGCTCTTACCGTAAGGTCACTGCCTTTAACTGTTTTGTTATGCAGAAGGTTCCTGACAACCTTATGGGCATCATGGAGGTTGCAACGGAAGCCGCTAAGACGATGCAGATGGGTGGTGGTGTAGGCTACGACTTCTCTAGTATCCGCCCCAAGGGTGCTCGTATCAAGTCTCTGGGTAGCCAAGCCTCAGGCCCTGTGTCGTTCATGGGTATCATGGATGCTATCTGTAAGACTATTGCTTCGGCAGGGCATCGTCGTGGTGCTCAGATGGGCTGTCTTCGTGTCGATCACCCTGACATCATGGAGTTCATCACAGCCAAGGCTAACAGCAGCAGCCTAACCCAGTTCAACATCTCAGTCTTGGTCACTGACAAGTTCATGGAAGCTGTAAAAAACGACGAGCCTTTTGACCTTGTGTTTGAGGAACGTATTTTTGATACTGTCCGTGCACGTAACTTGTGGGATGCAATGCTCCGAGTGAACTGGGACTGGGCAGAGCCGGGTGTGATCTTTATTGATCGTGTCAATGAAATGAACAACCTATACTACATGGAAGACATTTCTGCGACTAACCCCTGTGGTGAACAACCTCTTCCTCCTTATGGGGCTTGCTTGTTGGGCAGTTTTAATCTTACCAAGTATGTCTATCGTACTGAGGAAGGTTTTGCTTTCAACTGGTCACTACTGCAGCACGATGTCCCTTATGTTGTTCGTGCCATGGATAACGTGATCGACGAGACTATCTACCCTCTGCCCCAACAAGAAGCAGAAGCTAAGAGTAAGCGCCGTATGGGTCTGGGGGTAACTGGTCTTGGTAATGCTCTTGGCGCTCTCGGGTTTCGATATGGCTCTAAAGAGGCGACGAACTTTACTGAGAAGGTCTTGGAGCACCTTGCAAACTGGTGTTACTCTGCATCCGCCACTATCGCTGCTGAGAAAGGTCCGTTCCCTGCCTATGACGAAGAAAAGTACTTGAAGTCTAAGTTCGTAGAGAATCTGGACTATGAGGTGCAGTTAAAGATTAAGAAGTTTGGTATCCGTAACTCGCACCTTACTTCTATTGCACCTACTGGGACCATCAGTCTTACTGCTAACAATATCTCCTCGGGTCTTGAACCAGTCTTTTCTTTGTCGTACACTAGGACTATCCAAACGGCTGATGGCCCCATGTACGAGAAGGTTGAAGACTACGCTTTCCGTGAGTGGGGCGTAGAGTGCATCACCGCAAGTCAGATTTCTGTCCAAGACCATGTAAACATGCTTACTGCTGCACAGAAGTGGGTAGATAGTGCTTGCTCCAAGACTTGTAACGTAGGTGCGGATGTGACTTGGGAGGAGTTCAAGAACGTCTATATGCAGGCTTGGCAGGGTGGGGCTAAGGGTTGCACTACGTTCCGAGCTTCTGGAAAGCGTGGTGGCATCCTTAACTCATCTGCATCAGAGGATGTCATCGAATCTAAGGAAGAGAACGACGAAACCGTAGTAGAGGGTGGTGCCTGCTATATCGACCCTGAGACTGGTATGCGTAGTTGCGATAGTATCTAAAACCTTGCCACATCCTGAGCATGATGATAAACTGCTCACAACACAACCTTTGTGGAGCATACAGTGGTCATTGAAATAGCTATCCTAGTTGGACTCGTAGTGAACGTCTTACTCTCTTGGTGGATTAAGAGGGACTTAGATGAAATAGAACAGGTTGTGGTGCAGATGCTCCTTGATCTGGGTGAACAAGGTATCTTAAACGTGGAGGTTGAAGATGACTCTGGAGAAACCTAAAGGCAAACGGGTGTCACGATACAAGAATTCTGAACAAGAAGGTGCAATGCGTACTGTTGCTATTAAGCCACTCAACGACAATCAAGCACTCTATCTCAAACATCTGGGCAGTTCAGATCAAGTGATTGTCTGCGGGTTCTCTGGCACAGGCAAGACCTTCCTTGCAGCCACCTATGCAGCCAACATGTACGCCAACAGAGAGATCAGCAAGATTATTCTGACTCGTCCTAATGTGTCTGTAGGTAAGGACTTAGGGTACTTCCCCGGCACTCTTGAAGAGAAGTTTGCCCCTTGGGCTGCACCTGTGCTGGATGTTCTCAATGAACAATTGGGCAAGGGTACGGTAGAGACTGGGATCAAGAACGGCAATATCGAAATGGCACCCCTATCTACTATGCGGGGACGGTCGTTCAAGAATGCTTTCATTATCTTAGACGAAGCACAGAACACTTCCATTGCTGAGATTAAAATGTTCTTGACTCGAATTGGAAAAGACTGTAAAGTTGTAATCAACGGTGACATAAAGCAGTCAGATATTGGTGGTAAGTCGGGCCTAGCAACGATCATCCATCTTGTTAAGAAGCACAATCTGCCTGTGCCTATCGTTGAGTTCGGAGTGGATGACATTGTTCGCAGTGACATCTGTAAGCAGTGGATCGTGGCATTCGAGGATGAGAAGCTATGACAGACAGTCAGACGACAGCAAGTCAAACGACAGCAGACATGGTAAACAGCCCTGCACACTACGGCAAAGGAAAGATTGAGTGTATCGACTACATTGAAGACTTTCTCAGCCCTGATGAGTACATCGGTTACCTGCGTGGGAACATCGCTAAGTACAATCATCGCTGGCGTTACAAGAATGGTTTGGAAGACTTGCGTAAGGCAGAGTGGTACCACAAGCGACTCATAGCTTTCATGGAGAAGCTAGGATGATCTCTCTTGTATTCCTCATCTGCACCATGAATGAGTGTAGGACCATCTCTCCACCAGAGGTATTCCTTAGTGTAGAGGGGTGTACCACAACAGCGCAGAGCATGATTGTACTTAATCAGGAAGCTGCTGCAAGGGGTGAGATACCAGACCACACAGTGATATACACTTGCCACAACTGGGGAGACCCTGCATGACTACCAGTCTAATAATCTTAGCTTTCGTGATATTTACAATCTGGGCGCTCAGTGGAGAAGACTGATGAACGCATTTGAACAAGGATACAAAGATTTTGGCAAAGGGCAGACCACAAACCCGTACCACGAAGACACAACAAAGTACAGAGATTGGGAGTTTGGATTCAACAAAGCCTATTCCCGAAACTTGGAATGGGTCAGAGACAATGAAAATCGAAGAAGAGGCCAAGGAGTTCAGAGCAAAGAAGAGGTATAGTGCACCCCCTAAGCCCATGACCTCCAAAATCTATCTAATGGGAATGGCCATGAATGCACTCCTCTCAAGGTCTACTGGCCTCGTAAGAAGGGAAGAGATCAAGAGGGAAGCCGAAGAGTGGGCTGACTATATGCTTGAAGATTGAACTTAATGAAAAGGGGGCCGCAGACCCCCTCTCTTTTTATTTGTTCTTAAGGAATTCATCTGTGTACTTAAGGGTAGCCTCTAAGACATCCAACTCTTGTGGGGACAACTCCTCAAACTCTTTGTCGAGGCCAATTTTCTCCATAGTCCTACGGATAGCCTCTTTAGACTTACCACCCCTTGAAATCCTGATCCTCTGAGCAGACTGCGTATCCCCACCCCTTGCAGCACCACTCTCCATGAATGACAAAGTAGACTCCTTAGCACTATTAAGGAGAGTAGCAACCTTGTTTCTTTTCAACTCTAAATCACCTTCTCGGAAAGACTTAGAGTTCCACAGGTCCAGTGCCCCCCTCTCAACCATAGTGTTGAAGATATCATTGTACCTACTGTCTGCAGCATCAGAGAGAGATGACATACTGGCAGTCCAAGTATCTTTACCGATAGAGTTCATCACCCTTTCAACGTTAGTTAGCTTTGTCGCCCTAGTCGTAGAGATCAGACGCGAAGGGGTAGTACGAGGCTTGCCCTCTGCTGCACTGAACGCAGGTGGAGATACATTCTCATTACCACGGAACAGGGCAATAATCTGATCTAGGTAACGCATAGAGTTGTTTACTGCCTTCTCCCCTTGGTTCCTATCAGGGGTGTAGTACTCTTCGTCTCTGCTCAAACCAGCAAGCACGTTGAGGGGTTCCAAAGGACGGGTAGCTGCAGAAACAACCTGAGAGCCAATCGTCCCGGAAATCCCGGAAAGAACCTCCGAGAAATCTGGACCTTCATCCGAGAACAAGATGGTAAAGATGTTGCCAAGACCTTCCCCAGCCTCTCCTAGCTGTCTTGTAAGCTGTCCCAAGAACTGGTCCCCAATCTGAGCAACCAATTCTTTAGGGACTTCTTGACCCTTGTTTTGCATCGCTACAATTCTTGCTGCAGCCTTGTAAGCACCGTAGGGGAATTCATAACGCTCATCAATAATCTCCCCTGTCTCTGCATCAATCTCTTCGCTCCAGCCAAGACCCAAGTCAATGAAGCCTTCCTCACGCTTTGCAAGTATGCTGAGTAGCGACAATGAAACTACACCCTTGGCAAAAATCTCAGAGTAGAATTTGTCTTGCTCTCCCCCAAAGACTTTAGAGATAAATGGTAGTATTCCAGTGGCATCGTAAGCAGCCCCAATAGTGTTATTGAAGAAGCGACCAAAAGGTACAAGCATACCGATACCGGGAATGTTACGGGCATCCTCAATAACCCCTGCAACCTCTCCGATGAAGTCTTCACCCTTATAGGACTTAGAGAACACTGTCTCCAGCGTGTCGTTCACAGCCTTGGCTTCGAGTGTTACAAACCGTTCAGACAACATCTTCTTGTGCTGGTCAGGTGCAGAGAAGAACTGGTTCCAAGACATACCAAAGCCACCCTCTTTCTCTGGGCGACGAAGAAGTTTATCCATTTGTGTCAAGAACTCAATAGACTTAGTGTAGCCATCCTGAGCAGACACAAAGTTAAGTCTCGCAATAAAGTCAACTGCTTGGTTAGAGGCAAGGGTCAGCAGAGGTTTGTCTGGGTCAAACCCTTTACCAAGCTTTTCGAGAGACTCTACGCCACCGGGAAGCACTTGTGTCAACTGTGACATTGACTTAGGACGCAACTCAGAGTACCTTAAGAAGGTGTCGTATGTGGTGTTAGGGTCAAGGGTAAAGAGAGCCTTCTGCTTCTGGTTAGCGAGAATCCCTAGAGCATTGCTGGCAGTCTCTCTTGCATTGGCAGGTTTCGTAAGTAGCTCCAAGCCAGCTTTTCCACCAAGCAAAACAGCACGTGCAACATCTGCCGCAGAGTTGAGGGAGCTTGCTGCAGCGTAGCCTGTGACGTTCAGTGCTGTTGTAGAGAGGTTAGATACCATAAGTCTAATAAGGTTGTTCTGGAAATCTGGAATGTCCCTTACGACAATATCACCAAGTTTCGCCCCCAGAGTCTTCACCTTTGCAGAGGCCTTTGAGGTCTTAGAACCGACACCCCCAAGGATTACAGAGGCGTAGTCATCCAGAGTAATGTCCTTAGCTTCTCTGCCCAAGAGCCTTGCAACCTGACTCGCAGCACTCATCACATAGCCACTGTCACTCATCTTCCTCTTGAAAGTGTCAGCAAAAGCCTCAAGAGTGAGTTGCTTCCCTTCTGCCATTTCAATGCCAGTGGCCTTAGTGAAGTCATCAATGAACTTCTTAGCGTCCTGAGGGTCAGCGTATTTGATAATATCCCCAACCCAATTCGACACCTTGTCGTCTACAGTTCTGGGTGTCCAGACGTAACCATCTTCGAGGAGGGTGTGGGCAAGACCTTTCAGACCCTTATCACTATCCCCAAGGAGCATCGTATAGAAAAACTTAGAGTCTTGATCTGCAAGCTCTTTACCCTTAGCAACGTCCTTAAGCCAGTTTGAAGCACCGGGGACATAGGGGGCAGAGCTAGGAGTAGCAGCACTTGATGGCGTCTGGTTGACTACCTTACTAAGAGACTTAGACCCAAAAGTAGATGTTTTGAGCTTTTCTGGAGCAACAGTCCTTGAAGCCCCAGTGCCTACGTTACTCGCAGCACCTGAGAGACCACCAGCCACAAGACCTACTACAGCAGAAAGACCTGTTTGATAGACATTATACTCCTCTTGAACGGCAGTGCGAAGCATGGCATCTTGATATAGGTAGTCTGTACCAGCGGCAATAGCAGACTCAATGGTGCCAACAACAGCAGCTTCCTTGAGTGCAGTCCTCGTCGTCATTCTTTGTAGGGTAGTGGTAGCAGCAGCTTCGATAGCTTGACGTTTAGTAGCCTCTCGGGTAGCTTTTCTCTTGGCAATCTTAGTTGCAACCCGAAGGGTCTTAGCACCTAGCTCTGTCGCATCCGAAATAGATAGGCCTTTGTTGATAGCTTTTTTGTATGCTTGCTTGGCAGAGATAAGAGCCATCTGGGAACCAAGTTTAAAGCCCCCACCCGTAGCAACCTTACCTGCACCCAACGACAAGACGTTTACAGGATCAAGCACTGCGGAACGAGTGTAGTCCAGTACGATCTCAGCCTTTTCGCTCCAAGAGGTTTCCCCAAACACCGTCTGCATACCATTAAAAATCTCGTATGCTTGACCAGCCCGTGCCATCTTCTCTTCGTCGTCGTTGATTTCATTGAGGTAAGAAATCTCATTGACTGTACGGACAGAGTTACCACCCGAGAAGCCACGCATGTTGTTGGCGTACATATTGACGACATCTTCACGATCAAGGTCTCTGATATGATCCCCAAACCTGTCAACCATATAGCCTTCAATAGGACGGTAGAACTCCTCCTCAAGCAGGCTGTTCTCAGAATAAACCTTGTTCTCTAGATTAATAAAGTCTGAAGGAACAGGTTCTTCTGTCACTGCAACAGGTGCGAAAGTAGGCTCTGGCTGAGTGGGCCTCTTCTGCTTGTATGCCTCTAGAAAGTCTTCCTCTTCAGTCTCTTCGGGAGGTAGGGATGTTTGCGGAAGTGTCTCAAGTGTGGCTTCACGCTTTCTCTTGTAGCTCGTCAGAAAATCTTCTTCTTCCATTACCTCGACACTCCAAAGTCCGTTAGCAGAAGTTGTCTAGCTTCTTCTCTTTCTTCTTCAGACCTTCTAGGATCATTAGCAACTGCTCTCAATCCGGCAACATTCTTAGCGGGTTCCACTAGGCTTGCAAACTCTGGTGTATTTAACAAGTCTTGGATGTAGGGGTTATCTGTAGCCATCAGGTCTGCCAAAGCTGCAGGACCAAACGTCTTGATGATCTCCACACGTTCAGGGCTTCCCACCTTCACAAAATTCTTAAGCTTACCCTCAAGAACACTGAAGTCTGTTCTGGTCTCGTCTTTGTTGAGTACACTCAATCTTTCCAGCGCATACTCAAGAACTTTGTTGATAACCTGCGTACGCCCTTCTTCAAGGACTTTGGGGTCAGGGATGTAGTATATCTCAGGGTTGATAAGAGGTTTTTGCTGAGTAGGTACAGCAGTCCTCTCCAACAGATCAAAATAGTTCTCGTCGTCCGTAATAT